CGACTGATGAAGAAGAACAGGAGCAAGAGTCTGTACAAGTAAGTCCAGAACCAGATGATTTTTTTGGCAATTTAGTAAATAGTGTTTCCGATTCTACGCTTGACGAAGTTTCTTCTTATGTTCTTACTAATGCAGAAGAGGATAGAGCAAGCCGTAAAGATTGGGAAGATTCGTATACTCGTGGTTTAGATTTACTTGGTTTAAAATACGAAAACCGTACAGAGCCTTTTGATGGAGCAACTGGTGTAACACATCCAATTTTAAACGAAGCAGTAACTCAGTTTCAAGCTCAAGCGTACAAGGAACTTTTGCCTTCTAGTGGACCAGTTAGAGCTCAGATAATTGGCACAGCTAATCCAATGTTAGAACAACAAGCTCAACGAGTACAAGAATATTTGAATTATCAAATTATGTATAACATGGAAGAGTATGAGCCAGAGTATGACCAAATGCTCTATTTTTTAGGTTTGGCAGGAAGTGCTTTTAAAAAAGTATATCGCGATACTTCCCTAAACCGTCCTGTAAGTAAATTCATAACATCAGAAGATATATTGGTAAGCTACTCAGCAACTGATTTAAAATCAGCAGAAAGAGTAACGCATGTAATTAAAATATCAGAAAACGAGCTACGCAAACTTCAAGTGAGTGGTGTATATGCTGATATGGAATTAACTGGTTCTGCAAGTAGATCTGATACTGAAATACAAGAAAAGTATGATGACTTAGAAGGTCGTGATCCTAGTGACAGAAGCCAAGATTATACTTTATATGAATGTCATTGTTATTTTAACTTAGAAGAGTTCCCTGACGAAAACGAAATTAAGCTACCATACATAATAACAGTTTGTGTAGACACGGAACAAGTACTTTCTATTCGTAGAAACTATTCACCTGAAGATACTATGAAAAATAAAATCCCACATTTTGTGCAGTACAAGTTTACTCCAGGATTAGGGTTTTATGGTTTTGGTTTGATTCACTTGTTGGGTAATTTATCTAGAACAGCAACAGCTAATTTGCGTCAGTTGATAGATGCAGGAACACTCGCAAATATGCCTGCAGGATTTAAAGCGAGGGGTTTGCGTATAGCAGATGATTCTGATCCGTTACAGCCAGGAGAGTTTAGAGATGTTGATGTTCCAGGAGGTGATTTAAAAAGTAGTTTGATACCTTTACCTTATAAAGAGCCGAGTGCAACATTGTTTCAGTTGATGGGTTTTGTTGTTGGCTCTGCAGAAAAGTTTGTTGGTACAAGCGAGATAGGTGTAGGCGATGGCAGACAAGAGATGCCAGTTGGAACAACAATAGCATTATTGGAGCGTGGTTCACGGATAATCAGTGCAATACATAAACGATTACATGCAAGTTTGAAGTTAGAACTTAAAATGATTGCTACTCTTTTTGCAGAAGACCCAACTCCTTATCCTTATGACGTGGGGGCTGATCCTTCAATCAAGGCTCAAGATTTTGACCCACGCATTGATGTAATTCCAGTAAGTGATCCTAATATTTTTAGTATGTCACAAAGGGTAGTGCTTGCTCAAGAGCAGTTGAAGTTAGCTCAAGCAAGCCCTCAAATGCACAATATGTATGAGTCTTATCGTAGAATGTATGAAGCATTAGGTGTAGATCAAATTGATCAAATATTAACACCACCTAATCCACCACAGCCAAAAGATCCTGGAACAGAAAACAATGAAATCATGAAAGTAATTATAGGGCAAGGTGAATTGAAAGCTTTTCCTGAACAAGACCATGATGCACATATTGCAGTACATCAGGCATACATGTTATCAAAAGCAAGTACTTTGCAACCACAGATAGCTACTACTTTAGAAAATCATGTTTATGAACATTTAACATTAAAGGCTCAAAATATGGTGCAACAGGAAATGGGTCAAGCTGATATGAAAAACCCACAAGTGCAAATGGCGATGCAGTCTAGCATAGCTAGAAAACAAGCAGAGTTAATTGCTGAATATCAACAACAGTATCCACCACAACCAAACAGTGATCCGTTAGTTGAAATCAAAAAACAAGAGTTAGCTATAAGAGAACAAGACAATGTGGCTAATCAACAGTTAGATCAAATGCGTTTAAATTTTGATAAAGTAAAACAGCAAGAAAACGTTGGAGTTCAAAAAGAAAGAATAGATAGCACTGAAGATATAGCTGAAATGAGAGCTAAGATAGCAATGGAAAGAACTCAACAAGCACACGGAGGTAACAAATAATGGTCACTTTTAGTGGGACTATTTCAACTGACGATGGTGTAGTAAAAGATAAAAAAGGTGGTAAAGGCACAATCGCCACTAAAAAAACTAGAGATAAAAACATACTTACAAAAGATAAGAAAAAAGAATTTGCAAGTATGATGCAAGACCAAGTTCCTAAAGAAGCTTTGCAAAAAGAAAACATTCTTAGCAAAATAAAAAAAGGTATAGCTAGTCTTATGCCCTCTGGAAGTGGTGATAGAAATGTAACTATACCTAACAAAGATTTATATGGCAAAGAATTTTCAATTGATGGAATACAGGGTTTCACTTTAGATAAAGGACCGTTTAGTTTAGGCACTGCTTTATATGGACCGAAACATAAGTTGCCAGAATTTTTGCAACAAAACGAGGGAGCGTTATTACAATCTGCTCTCAATGCTCAACGTTATGGAACTGGTAATATCAATGTAGGTAGTACAGATAAAACTGGAAACCCTATAAGAAATGTTATTACTTTGGAAGGTTATAATCCTCCTGCTACAGCACAAGAATTTATAGATAATATTTACCAAAATCCAAGCAATATGGTAGAGGGTATAGTAACCAATAATCCATACGCAAATGTTATGAGATCATTAGGCTATGCAGGAGTAGATGAAACAAGTCCTTTATTTAAAACGGGAGTTGCTTCTACACTAAGAAACAGGGCTTACGAAAGTCCGTTAATTGCATTACAACGTATAATGGGTGTTCCCAAGTAAAGGAGAAATAAATGTCAAGTAACTTAGATATGCTTATAGAAGAAAGAAAATTTGCACAAGAAGCAGGAGACATGGATAAAGTAATGGAAATTGATGCAATGATTCAATTGCATTTTGGTAATCAACCACAAGAAGGAGAAGTTATGGGTAGAAAAATAAGAATGAGAAGTAAAGGAAGCCCAAAGGGTGGAGAAATACTTAAAAAGAAAAAGAAGAAAACTAAAAACGTTATGCGTGGGACAGGAGCCGCGATTAGAGGGACTAAGTTTTCCGGAGTTTTCTAGTGTCTAAAAAACTAGAAAAAGGCAGTAAGTACGAACAGTTTGATTTAGACGGTGATGGCGTAGTTACCGACACAGAACTGGCACGGTCTGAACACATGATACGTTTAGAAAACTCCGATAAGATGCAAGACCAACAACGTATGCTTTGTTGGGTATCTTCTATATCATCTATTATTTTAATTGTTTTAGTTATGTCACCAGTAATACCAGATACAAGAGTTGAGATGGTTACAGCTTTACTTTCTACTTATGTCGTGGCAAACTTGGGTATAGTTGCAACATTTATGGGAACGACTGCTTTTACTCGGTCAAAAGAAAATGGTAAATGACATGGCTCTTAGTTGTATTTTTATCAGGAACGGTGCAAGAAAGTGTCTATTTCAGTGATTTGGACGCGTGTCTTAGAGTTGCACAGAAAATTAGGTCACAAAACTATGACCCTTCCCTCGCAGGGGACAGCAAAATTTGGGTTAAAGCTTATTGCGTTCCTAAATCGGTTCCGAAAAAAGAGTAAGAAAAAATGATGGAACAAACAATAAGCGATGTAGAAAATTTAACTAAAACAGTTAATTTTAATGATGGTGGCAGTAGTGATGTAGAAGCAGGGATACAGTTTATATATCACATGCGTGAACATTTAGTTGATATTGGTATTGCAACTGTCTATGGTTTGGCAGTATACGCTATGTTTTTGTGGATAACTAAAAAGATAAAAGGTTAAGTATGAAACGAAAATTTCCTAAAGTACCTAAGAGTAAAAAAGGTGTTCCTAAAGTTTATTTAAAAGGAGCGAAAAACCCTAAAGCTAGAGAAGCTGAAATAAAAAGAACAGCTAAGTTATATAGACAGGGTAAACTGACTCCTGCAATGATGGAAAGAATAAGTAAAAAAAGGAGTAAAAGTTAATGGCTACAAAAGTAACTAAAAAGAAAAGCAGTGGTAAGTATGGATCTATTCCTGGAGCAGGAAAATTTTCTAAATCAACTTTAGATAAGGTTTACAAAAGAGGATTAGGAGCGTATTTTAGTTCTGGTAGTAGACCAAAAACATCTCAACACGCTTGGGCTATGGGTCGTGTAAAGAGTTTCGTTTCTGGTAGAGGTGGAGCAAGAAAAGCAGATTCTGATTTATTAGGAAAAGGAAAGAAGAAAACATAATGTCACTATACGAAAACATCAACAGAAGAAAAAAATCTGGCACTTCACGTTCTAAGAAAAATTCTACAATAACTAGAAAAGCATACAAAAGAATGCAAGCAGGATTCCCTAAAAAGAAAAGGAAGTAAAATGCCCCACGCAGTTAAAAAAATGAAAAAAGTAATTAAAGGTTTAAATAAAGCTTCTAAATTGCATGCTTCACAAGCTAAAACTTTAAAAAACATTATAAAGAAAAAGCCTAAAAAGAAAAGGAAGTAAGTATGGCTAACCCTCCTAGAAGTAAAAAGTATTATCGCCCTACTGAAAAAGGGGCAGGAATGACAAAAGCAGGAATAAAGTTTTATCGTAGGCAAAATCCTGGGAGTAAACTTCAAGGAGCTGTTACTGGAAAAGTAAAAAAAGGGAGTAAAGCCGCGAAGAGACGTAAGTCTTATTGTGCTAGGTCGTTAGGACAGTTGAAAAGAAGTTCAGCTAAAACAAGAAATAATCCTAATTCTAGAATCAGGCAAGCAAGAAGAAGGTGGAAATGTTAAGCAGTTTAATTTCACCAATAGCTAGTCTCGCTGGAACTTGGCTAGAGGGCAGAGTAAATAAAGCAAAAGCAGAAACCGAAGTTAAGGTAGCTAGAGCAAAAGCTGAAGCAAAGGTTTACGAAACAGAAGCTACGAGTTCTATGCTCATGGAACAAAACTTAACTAGCCAAATGGCAGGAAGTTGGAAAGATGAGTTTTGGACAATTATATTCGGTGGTATTTTACTGGGATGTTTTCTCCCTTGGACACAAGAGTATGTAAAAGAAGGGTTTATATTCTTAGATGAGCATTGTCCTACATGGTTTCAAAATTGTTTATACATTTCTATAGGTGCTAGTTTTGGATATAGGTTTGGTAAGCAAGGGTTGCAAATGATAAATAAAAACAGACAAATGAAAAAATAATGACTTTAGACCTTTACATTTATGAAAAATCCCTTAAATTGATCAGGAATAGAAAAGATCAAGTTCAAGAACAACTTATGCATGGCATTGTAGAAGATTTCACAATGTTTAAAGAGTTAAGAGCTAAGTATCAAGAACTTGCAACAATAGAACAGGAGTTAAAATCCCTGCTAAATAAAGTGAGTGATAATGAAGACAACGAAAAAGAAGCTAATACTACCGAGCTACATTAAAGAAAAAACAAATTCACCCTCATCAAAACCTGAAACTCCTTCTTTGGAAAAATTACCACAACCAACTGGATGGCGAATTTTAATTTTGCCATACAAAGGTAAAGCTAAAACTGAATCTGGCGTATATTTACCAGATGCACATATTGATCGTGAAGCTTTAGCGACCGTTTGTGGTTATGTTTTGAAAGTTGGACCACTAGCTTACAAAGATGACTCTAAATTTGGAGACACAGGAGCGTGGTGCAAAGAAAAAGACTGGGTTATTTTTGGGCGATACGCAGGAAGTCGTTTCAAAATAGAAGGTGGAGAAGTTAGATTGCTAAACGACGACGAAATTTTAGCAACAATAAACAATCCTGAAGACATTTTACATTCATAACGGAGAAAAGTTATGCCAGAAGCAGAAAAAATTGAAACTCAAGAAGAAAAACCAGAAAATGAAGAGGTTGTAGATGTTGAAGTAGAGGAAGAATCTACTGAAACTGAACAAAAACCAGAAAAACCACCAGAAACTGAAGAAAAAGTTGAGTCAAAAGAAAAAACTGACGAACTTGAAGACTACAGCGAAGGTGTTCAAAAAAGAATTAATAAATTAACAGCCAAAATGCGAGAAGCCGAACGTAGGGAGCAAGCCGCGATCGATTATGCAAAAGGTTTACAATCAAAATTGTCAGAAGCTGAGAAAAAAGGCACTACTTTAGATACTTCTTATATGACAGAGTTTGAAACAAGGGTCAAAACCCAAGAACAACTGTTAAAAGATCAATTAAAAAGAGCTATAGACTCAGGTGATGTAGATGCTCAAGTAGAAGCACAAAAACAATTAGCTAAAGTTGCTCACGATAATGAAAGATTATCTTATGTAAAACAGCAACAGGAAGAAAAATCTAAAGAAGAGCCAAAACAGGAACAAACAACACCCCAAGCTCAACAAAAAGCACCTCCTGATCCAAAAGCTACAGCTTGGGCGAGCAGAAATACATGGTTTGGTCAAGATGAACCTATGACCTTAACTGCGTTTAGTATTCATAAAACATTGGTCGAGCAAGAAGGATATGACACTACTAGCGACCAATATTATGAAGAGCTTGATTCAAGAATGAGAACTCAATTTCCTCATAAATTTGAAGAAAAGCCTAAAACCCCTACAAGACCGACTGTGATGTCTGGTAGTAATAAAAATGCTACGGCAAATAGAAAAACTATCAAATTATCTCAATCAGAGCTTGCAATAGCGAAGAAACTTGGTGTATCACCAAAGCAGTATGCACAACAAGTCGCATTAATGAATAAAGACAGATAATCAACGTGAAGGATATTTTATGGTAGATAAAACCCCACGCACTTCCCAAACAAGGGAACAACAAGGTCGTAGAAAACCTTGGAAGCCACCGTCTACGTTAGACGCTCCACAAGCCCCAGAAGGCTATGTTCATAGATGGATTCGTGAATCTATAATGGGTCGCGATGATAAAAAGAACCTCTCTGCTCGCCTACGCGAAGGCTTTGATTTAGTTCGTGCTGATGAGTACCCTGATTTTGAAGCTCCTACTGTCCAAGATGGAAAACATGCAGGAGTTATTGGAGTTGGAGGATTACTCTTAGCTCGCTTTCCCATTGAAACTCAACAAGAGCGAACTGCTTATTTTCAACGAAGAACTGAAGATCAGCAACTTGCAGTTGATAATGATATGATGAGAGAAGAGCACCCTAGTATGCCGATCAGTAAACCTGAAAGGCAATCTCGTGTAACCTTTGGGGGCAAAGCTCCCAGTAACTAATTAGGAGAATTAAGTATGGCAAATATTGATGCCAGTTTTGGTCTTAGACCATATAAAATGCTTGGTTCAGGAGCCAATACTAGTGGTATGTCAACATATAAAATTCAAACTACAGGCACACAAGGAGTAGCGAATGCGATCTATCAAGGTCAGCCAGTTATTCCTCTTGCAAATGGTTTGATTTCTTATTGTGGAAATGCTAATGGTGGTACTGTTCCAATTCTTGGAGCCTTTATAGGCTGTAACTATACTGACTTACTAGGAAATACTGTTTTTACAAATAAGTATCCTGGAACTGCGTCAGTAAAATCAAGTACAGAAGTGACAGCACTTGTTGCAGATCATCCTGATCAATTATTTTTGATCAATTGTAATGCAGGAGTAACACAAGCTGATGTATTTAGGAACGCTAATTTTGCAACTTGCCTAACTGGTAATGATACTACTGGTTTATCACTTGGTGAATTAGCTCAGGGAACGTTAAACAGCACTAATACGTTGAATTTGAGAATTGTTGGTTTAGAAGATACACCTTCAAACTCAGATACTGCGTCTGCAGGAATGTTAGCGATCGTAATGTTAAACAATCACTTTTATCGTTACAATGCTAACGGTACTGGTGCAGGAATATAGGAGAATAGATAATGGCAATAAGTAGAAGTCAACTCCTGAAAGAACTGGAGCCAGGACTAAACGCATTGTTTGGTCTTGAGTATGATCGTTATGATAACGAACATGCTGAAATATTTGATACTGAATCTTCAGACAGAGCGTTTGAGGAAGAAGTGATGTTGTCAGGTTTTGGACAAGCCCCAACCAAAGGTGAAGGTGCGTCTGTAACTTATGATGATGCTAACGAAGCATATACTGCTCGTTATACTCATGAAACTGTTGCTTTAGCATTTGCTATAACAGAAGAAGCTATTGAAGATAATCTCTACGATAGACTTTCAAGTCGTTATACAAAAGCTCTAGCTCGTTCCATGTCTAACACAAAGCAAGTCAAAGCCGCGAGTATTTTAAATAATGCTTTCAGCAATACTGTTACTTATGGTGATGGTAAAGAGCTTTGTGCTACAGACCACCCAACAGTAGGTGGAGGTAACTTTTCAAATGAATTAGCAACATCTGCTGATTTAAATGAAACTTCTTTGGAAACTGCTTTAATTGATATTTCAGCTTTCATTGACGAGCGTGGTTTAAAAATTGCGTTACAAGGTAGGAAATTAATTATCCCACCACAATTACAGTTTGTTGCTGACAGAATTTTAGAATCTACTCTAAGATCTGCAACAGCAGACAATGATATTAACGCAATGAAAAACATGGGTATGTTACCTGAGGGATATGTTGTAAACCATTTCCTTAACGACCCAGATGCGTTTTTCATCAAAACCGATGCTCCAAATGGCTTTAAACATTTTGAAAGAGCTTCAGTCAAAACATCTATGGAAGGTGATTTTGAAACTGGCAACGTCAGATATAAAGCTAGAGAAAGATATTCTTTTGGCGTATCAGACCCACGATGTGTGTTTGGTTCTCCAGGAGCATAATTTTTTCTTTAACCCGATGGAGAAAAAATTGGGAGGTGACGCTTGTCGCCTCCCTTTTTTTATAGTACAACATAAGTATTCTTGACTATTGCATAATGTGATAGACTAAACCCAGACAAGGAGGTATTATGGGTACTACAACTTTTTCAGGTCCTATTAAAGCAGGAACTATCAAAGAAACTACTGGAACTACAGTCGGCTCTGACATGAAAAACACAGGTCAGGTTGTAATGGCACAGACTACTGCTATTGATTTATCAGGTGGTGCTATCGCGGCTCAAGCAACTGATATGATCATTCCAGCGAACTCTCAAATAATAGATTGCGTATTTGACGTCATCACTGCCGCGAACACATCAACTAATATCAGTCTTGGTAAAGTAGGTGGAAGTGCAACTGCATTTGTAAACGCACATACAATCGGAACAACTGCAGGAAGACAATATCCAACTACAAAATCAGGGGGAGCTTTAGCTTGGGAAGATGTTGGAACAACTGATGTAAGAATGAATGTAACTAATTCAGCAGGAACTAACGCAGGAGAAGTTAGAATCACAGTCTTATATCAACAAAACAATAACCTAGCTTAATAGGAGTCAATAATGGCAGGACCAATTAGAGCGTATAATTGGGCTCAAGGAACGAGTGCAGGAATAGTTGGTCCTTCTCGTTCTAGGCTAAGAGGAGTTAGAATTTACGGAAATGCAGATGGAGCTTTTACATTTAAAAACGGAAGCAACTCTGGCGAAGTAATTTTAACTCAAAAATTTAAGGCAGGAGACTCTGACGTATACATTCCTGATGATGGCATACTAGCCACTGAAGGGGTGTATGTTAGTGCTTTTACTGGTAGTAGTAACGAATTAACAATATTGCTATCATAATGTCTGCAAGAAAAATATCTAGTCTGGAAAGCGATATAAGACTTATAGCCCAAAGGCTAGATATTATTGAGACTAATCATTTAGTCCATTTAAGAGAAGATATAAAAGGTTTGAACCAAAAAATTTGGGTAATTGTTATTTTAGTTATTGCTCAATTATTTGGTTTAGTGTTTACATTAATATCATAATAAAGGAGAAAATCTTATGATGAAAAAGAAAAAAGGCTACGCTAAAGGTGGTTTGATGAAGAAAAAAGGTATGGCTAAAGGTGGCTTGATGAAAAAGAAGAAAAAGCCAACAGCCAAAAAAATGACTATGGCTCAAAAAATGAAGATGTTAAGGTCTAAAAAGAAAAAGAAGTAGTGCCTTATCTACAAAGTAATATTCCTCATTTTAAATGTTGGGTAAGAAGGGAATATACTTGTAATCATCAAAAGTATCATGGTGAGTTTTTACACGCTATGGCAATAGCTGTAACAACTATACCGAATAGATGTTTAAGTTTCCAAGTTATCTTTACTGGTTGTGAAACAGATGGTACTAAAAATCCCAACGTACACGGTGGAGCTATGTGGGCTAGAATGCCTATAACAGCTATGGTTGCTGACATTGCTGTTGAAAAATGGGCTGAACCGATGGCTGTTCACGAAGCTCAACCTTGGGATTGTGCTTCTCATACACACGCTGTTTATACTTTAGATAGAGCGACACCATGTCCTTGGATAGCTAAAATAGATGGGGAGTTTTTCCCTGCTAAATATTTATTTACTGTAGACTATACAGAAAGTGAAATAGCTGATGATCCTGCACAACACAAACAAAATCATGTTATGTATTTAGTTGATGCAGGAAAGTGGACAGGAAATATTGTAGCCTTGCCAAATAATAGAGTTCGTGTTACACATCCTGCATGGTTTGAAACAGGAAAAGGTGCTCCAGATTTTTTACCATCACAACATATACACTATTCAAAATCTGATTTAGACTATACACTAGATGTAAATAAGATTTTTGATAATATATATAACGAGGAGTAAATGGCAACTTCAGGCTCAAAAGATTTCGATTTAGCTGTAGACGAATATGTAGAAGAAGCTTTTGAGCGTTGTGGTTTACAAGTAAGAACTGGATATGACTTAAAAACAGCCAAACGTTCTTTAAATTTATTATTTGCTGATTGGGCTAACAGAGGGTTGAATCGTTGGACAATGAAGCAAGAAACAATAAGTTTAGCCAATGGTGTTGATATTTATCCCTTGGGAACATTAACAATAAGTGTTGCAAACTCTGCAAATTTTTCCGTTGCTGAAACGATTACTGGAGGTACAAGTACTGCTACGGCTAGTGTTACGAGTAAACCGAGTGCAACTTCTTTAGCCATTACCGTTCCAGTAGGAACGTTTTCTGTTGCTGAAACGATTACTGGTGGGACAAGTGGAGCAACTACAACTGTATCTAGTGTAGTTAGTTTTGAAGATGTACAAGCTAGTATAGATGTTTTATCTGCTGTTATTAGACAAAATGCAGGAACTTCAACACAATCAGATATAAGTATTTCTAGAATTAGTAGAGATGCTTATTTATCTTTAAACAGTAAACGAAATTCTGCTAGACCAACGCAATATTATGTAGACAGACAAATCACACCAGTAATAAAATTGTGGTCAGTTCCTGATTCAAGCACAGCTTATCAGTTAGTTTATGATAGAATGGTAAGAATAGATGATGCAGATGGTTATGCTAACACTGCTGAAGTGCCTTTTCGTTTTTATCCATGTTTGTCTGCAGGACTTGCTTATTATTTAGCAATTAAAAAAGCACCTGATAGAGTTCAACTATTAAAAGCAATTTATGAAGAGGAGTTTGAGAGAGCCGCGAGTGAAGATAGAGATAGGTCAACTTTATCCTTAACTCCAAGTTCTACTTATTATAATTTAGTATGAAATTTTCTTCTGGAAGACGTTCAAAATTTATATCCGATAGAAGTGGCATGCAGTTTCCTTACAGGGAACGCATTACGGAATGGAATGGATCAGTAGTACACATTTCGGAGTATGAATCAAAACAACCTCAACTACAGCCAGAAAAACCTCCTTTTGAACCTCAGTCACTTTACCAACCTAGAGTAGATAGAACAGAACCACAAGTAGCTCGTCTTTTACCTTTTGATGCTTTTAAAACTGGTACAGGAGGACAAGTAACGACTGTAATCACTGTTAATGAAATAGGTCATGGTCGTACAGCAGGAAGTAAAGTTAGATTTAGAAATGTATTTCCTTTTGACGGAATATCGGCTACAGTGATGCAAAGTGCTACTGGATATGATGTATCATTGATAACATTAAGTGATGGTACAACCGATTCAGACAATTATAGGGTTACTGTTTCAGCTACAGCAACTAATGGTTCTACTAAAGGTGGGGGACCAGGAGCTACAGCAGGACCAGTGACTTTGGAGAAATAAATGAGTTACACTCTAACCACATTAAGATCGGCTATACAAAATTACACAGAAAATAGTGAAACTACATTTAATGATAATTTAAGAAATTTTATAAGATCAACAGAAAACAGAATATTTAAGTTGGTTGATTTTGAAAATTTTAGAAAAAATGCTACAAGTGCCTTAACTCAAAACGACGAATATGTTTCAACACCCAGTGATTTTTTAGCACCTTTTAGTATGTCTTTAACTAACAATAATGTAAAAACATTTTTATTGGAAAAAGATGTAAACTTTTTACAAGAGTACGGACCAAACGCAGGAACAACTGGCACACCTAAATATTATGGTCGTTTTGATACAGATAATTTTATAGTCGCCCCAACACCCGATTCTGCATATGCAATAGAGTTACATTATTATTATAGACCAACAAGTTTAGCAGACAGTACTATTCTTTTTACAGTTCCTGCAAGTGCAAGTTTTCAATTAGATGAAACAATTACTGGATCAACAAGTGGTTCTACTACAGTTATTTTTTCAAAAGATAATAACACTTCAATGAATGTAATAGCTCCATTAAATGCTTTTACAACTGGTGAAACTATTACTGGAGCTAGAAGTGGGGCAACTACAACTATATCTTCACAAAATTTAGATTCAACTACTACATGGTTAAGTAAAAATGCGATGAATGCAATGCTTTACGGATCATTAATAGAAGCGTATACATATATGAAAGGTGAAGCCGATTTAATGACTGCTTATGAAAAAAGATTTTCAGAAGAAATAATGAGGTTAAAAGATTTAGGTGAAGCTAGAGAGAATAGCGACGCTTATAGAGAAGGTCTTGTAAAGAGACCTAGAACTTAGGAGGATAAAAGATGGCAACATCAAATGCAGCGACGACTTATCTAGAGCATGCGATACTTGATTTTTTGTTTAAAAACAATAGTGAGTCGTTTCAAACAATGGGTAATAATATCTATATAGGATTAGCCACAGCAGTTTCTAGTATAGAAGCAGGAACTGTTACAGAAGCTAACTTTGGAAATTATTCTAGAGTACAAGTAGCTCATGCAAACTGGACGCTTCCTGCAGTAAGCACAGATGCACAAATTGTTTCAAATACTAACAATGTTGAATGGAGTGCTTCTACAAGTGGGTCTAATACAATTACTCATGTTTTTATAATTAATGGAACTGGAACTATTGCTACAAGTGGTGCTTCTAATAGAATATTTTTTGTAGGACAACTAGATTCACCTAGAACAATAGCTAGTGGCGATATATTCAGAATTAATTCAGGAAATATAACAATACAGTTGAACTAAGATGGCACTTGTATTATCAGATAGAATAAAAGAAACGACTACTACAACGGGAACTGGAACATTTAATTTAGCAGGAGCGTTAACTGGTTTTGAACCTTTTTCAATAGTTGGTGATGGTAATACAACTTTTTACTCATGTACAGACGGCACAAGTTTTGAAGTGGGAGTGGGGACATATACTCTTTCTGGTACTTTATTAGCTAGGACTACTGTTTTAGATGCAAAAGATGTTCCGAACAATACAACTAACCAACTTGTTGATTGGGGGGCAGGAACTAAAACTGTATTTTGTACTCTTCCTGCTAGCAAAATAATTCATACAGATAATTTAGCCACAGCAGGAGCAACTCATTTTGATCCTGCAGGAACTGGTGTAGCAATGGCAATAGCGTTAGGATAACACAATGGCAAATACATTTAAAAAGGCTATAAAATCAAACGTAACAAACAATGCAATTACTCACGGAGACGCAGTTGTTCACACTGGAGCAAACAGTACTGTGATTATAGGTTTAACTATTTCTAACAAAATATCAAGTGGTATAACAATTGATGTTGCGTATGAAGACGTAAGTGCAAGTTCTACAGTATTTATTTTAAAAGATGCTCCCGTTCCAGTAGGTGGTGGTCAAGTTCCTGTCGGTGGTGATCAAAAAGTTGTGTTAGAAACAGGAGATAAATTAAGAATAAGGGCAAGTCAAGCAAGTGCTTCTGATGCCATAGTTAGTTATTTGGAGATTAGTTAATGTCTATTATTGGAGCTCCTGCAGTTGGCTCTTTTTCAGCTCCTACTTCACAAGTTGAAAATGGTGGGTCAGCCACTTATACATTAGATACTAGAGTTAATAGTGCAGAAGAACTTGAGGTATTTGTAAATAATGTCCAACAAGAGCCTACCGTAGCTTATAGTGTTGCTTCTGATGGAGTAAGTTTAACTTTTACTGAAACTACTCCCTCAGGTACTGGAACAGTTTATTTTATATTTAGAGGATTAGCCCAACAACATGGAACAGATACTGGAGCTCCTAGATTAGATGGAAATAACTCATTTACTGGCAATCAAACTATTACTGGAACTGTAACTGGGGGTATTTCATCTACAAATTTTGTTATTTCAAACGGTGGTGAAATTACTGAGTATAAATCTGGTTCAACTAATTATAGAGTTCATTCTTTTTTAACATCTGGTGAGCATAAATTTTCTGTTTCTTCTGCAGTAACTGTTGATTTTTTAATTGTTGCAGGAGGTGGAGGATCAGCAGGTGCTGAAGGTCATCAAGGTTCAACTGGTGGAGGTGGAGCAGGAGGTTTAGTTGAAGGTACTTCACAATCTTTATCTGCAGGAAATTATACAGTAGTAGTAGGTGCAGGAGGTGCTAAATCTACTAATGTTTCTGTTGGTGCTTCTGACGGTGGCGATAGTTCATTTAATGGTTTTACTGCTACTGGTGGTGCAGGAGGTGGAGATTACGAAGGTGGTATAAGAAATGGAGGCTCTGGAGCAGGAGGTTCAGAAGATGGTGAAAGTGGTGGAGGTACAACACAAGATACTTATTCTGGAACTACCAATGTAACTGGATACGGAAATGTAGGTGGTAATGGAGGTTCTTACCCGAGTGGGGGTAGTGGCTCTGGTGGTGGTGCAGGAGGTGCAGGAGCTACTGCAAATGGTGGGACAGTAACAGGTGGAGCAGGAAGAGCAAATAATTTTAGAACTGGAAGTAATGTAACTTATTCTACTGGTGGTGTAGGACAAGGAGGTGATAATATACTTGGTATCGCTGGAAGTCCAAATACTGGAAATGGTGCAGGAGGAGTTTCCACTTCTTCTGGTAATAATACTAGTGGAGAAGATGGAGGTTCTGGAATAGTGGTGATTAGATATGCGATATAGGCAAATTATATGACAGGAATATCAACTTCTGGAATTTATCCAACTGGTTCAATAGTTCAAGTTAAACAAGGTTATGCAACAACTGCTCATATTTATACCAGTTCAAATACATGGTTTAATTTAGGTGGCTTACAAGTAGATATAACACCTAAACTTTCTAATAGTAAAATGCTTATATCTGGACAATTAGGTTGTGTAGACCATGATACAGATAGTTATTTAGTTATTTTTAGATATGCACGCACTCAAGGTAATATAACAACTGTTATTGGTGTTGGAGCAAATGTAGGTAGAGTAGGTTGCACTGCAATTAGAGGAACAGCTAGTGCTGATGTAAATGGTATTATAGGTTCAGTATTACCACAATTTATAGATAGTCCAGGTGCTACAGCACAAGTATCATATTTTGTACAAGCTAACAATTACAATGGTGGTAATTTTTATTATAACAGAGATAAAGGAAATAATGAGAATTTTCCATCAACTTTAACAGTCATGGAAATTGCACAATAGGATAAATTATGCCACTAAGCAAGATAATTGCAAACAGTATAACAGACGGAGCCATAACTAATACTCAAATTAATGCGAGTGCAGGAATAGCTTTTTCTAAATTAACTGGAGTTACCAATGGTATAACTGAAGCTGATGAGTTTAGATTTAATACTAATCCTAATAATATAACTGGTACATTAAATAGTTGGGAAAGAAACGATAACAGTTTTCAAAAAATAGGAACTGGAATGACAAATTCTTCTGGTGTATTTTCTTTTCCAAGTACTGGTAAGTATTTAATAAATTTTCATCTGTATGTTTATTCAAATTCTTTTACAAGAGTAAATGATATGTATGCTCAAGTTACAAATGATAATTCAAATTATTATACAAATATGTATCATTCTTTTCCTATTCCATGGGCTTCTAGTTATATGCATACTGGTGGTTCTACAAGTGCTCAATTTGATGTTACAAATACAACAAATTGTAAGATTAAATTTTTAGTAAATTTTGAAAGTCCATCTAATGTTTGGATACAAGGAAGCACAACTGCAAATAATACATATGTACAATTTTTTAAATTAGGAGAAACATAATGGCATTATCAACAATAAGTGCAAATTTAATAGCTGACAATTCAATAACTACAGCTAAAATAGTTGATGATGCTGTAACTAATGCAAAGATTGGAGCAGGAGCTGTTACAAACACAGAAGTTAATGCAAGTGCAGGGATTGAAGCAACTAAAGTTGCTTCTGACTTTGCTTTAATACATACAATAACTGCATCTAATCAATCTGCAGTAACTTTTACATCTAGCCATATTACAGATACTTATATGGATTACAAAGTTGTTATAAGGAATTATGCACCAGTAACAAATGGACAAGCACTTTTTGTTCATCCATCAGATAATAATGGTTCAACTTATGATATATTTATTGAGCAACATATGACTTATGCAGATTTAAAGGCATCTCTTGCTTCTGGTACTGCAGGAACAAATGGAAATAGTGAAGCTAAAGTACAAATAGGTGCTGGCACAGAAAATACTGCAAACAAAGGTCTTAGTGCAGATATAAATTTTATTGGATTAAGACAAACTACTGGTTTTAAAGCAATGTATTTTAGTTGTCATAATGCACATGATAATGATGGTGGTCATAATACTGGCAACGACTACTGGTGGACTGGTGGTGCAAAAATTATAGGCTCATCAAACAGTGATAGAACAAAAATAAATAATCTAAAGTTCACAGCTAATAGTGGTAATATTAATCAAGGTAAATTTAGTTTATATGGAATAAGATCATAATGGCATATATAGGAGTATCACCAAACGCAGGAACAGTAGCAACTCAAATTATAACGAGTGCAAATGGTTCTGCTACAAGTTTTACATTAGACCAAACAGTTCCTGATGGTCAAAGTATAATTGTATTAGTTGGTAATGTTGTTCAACAACCTACTCATCAAGGTATAGCAGGAGCTTATACAGCTTCTGGTAATACAATTACTTTCACTGGACCTCCTGCAAACGGTGATAATATTATTATACGTTATTTAGGTAGGTCTGTTGATGTTGCTACTAATTATAAAAGAATTATACGATATAGATACGTAGCTACTAATGGTCAGCAAACTTTTTCAGGAGAAGACTCTAATGGTTTAACACTTTCTTATACTGTTGAAGATATTGATGTATTTTTAAATGGGGTGCGTTTAGATCAAACAGACTACACAGCTACGAATGGTACTTCTGTTGTATTAGGATCAGGAGCTACAACAAGTGATGAGTTGGTTGTATTAGCATATAATACAGTACAATTAGCTGACACAGTCCCTGCTAGCACTGGTGGAACTTTTACTGGAGCTACAACTCATAGTGGTGGGGTTAACCTTCCGGATAATGCTAAAATTAAAGTAGGCACTGGTAATGATTTACAGATATATCATACTCCTGGTACTGGTTCATTTATAGATGAAGCTGATGATGGTTCTTTATTTATAAGAAGTAGCCGAGTAACTATGCACAAGTATACTGGAGAAACCATGATAAATGCTGTAGCTGATGGTGCAGTTAGTCTTTACTATGATGATGTTAAAAAATTAGAAACTACAGCTAATGGTATTGGTGTTGAAAATGGTGCTACCTATTCACACGACACAAATATGAAAGGTGTAGATGTAGGTGATCAAGCATTTTATGGTGAGTATGATGGTGGTTCTTTATACATAGTTAAAAATAGATACTATAATGGAAGTAGTTGGGTAGCTAAAGAAAATGGTGCTGGTAGTGCTATTAATATAGATACTTCTGGAGTTTTTCATTATCAATATTCAGCAAACGTAAATGCAGGACAAAATGCAACTCTTACTACAATAGCTTCTATTTTAAATGAATATTCAATTTTTAAAAACACAAGAAATTCAGTAGCACAATATTTTCAAAATCTTCATAGTTCAGCACCTTATGGAGTTTACATAGAATTTCCAAATGTAAACGTAAATAATACTGACAACTATTTTCTATCATGTGTTTCACAAGGTAATGGTAGGATGAAAATATTTTCTAGTGGAACACTTAAAAACTCAACTGGAACTTATACTTCATTTTCTGATGAAAGATTAAAGTCTGATATAGTAGATGCTAAATCACAATGGGAAGATATAAAGGCATTAAAGTTTAAGAACTTTACTAAATTTGATAATCCAGATTTAAAACAGCTAGGTTTAGTTGCACAAGATGTAGAAAAAGTTTGTCCTAATTTAGTTTTTGAAACTCCACCAGAAGCACAAGAAATAAAACATAGTTCGGAGTTTGGAACTTTAAATGAAGATGGTGATGTTAAAGAAGTAAAGTCAAATGTTAAAAATGTTAAAGATAGTATTCTTTACATGAAAGCAGTTAAAGCCTTACAAGAAGCAATGACAAGAATAGAAACACTAGAAGCCAAAGTTAAAGCACTGGAGGAAGCATGAGTAATGCACGAAACCTTGCTAATTTTTTAGGAACTAGCACAAAAGCAAATCAAGTTATAAATACAACTGGTACAATATCAACAACTACAAGCAATACCACTAATGGAACTTTTTTAAACTCTTCTGGTCACAATACAGCAAATGGTGTTGTCCATGTAAAACAAAGTGGTGCAACTAATTTACCAACAATGGTTTTAGAACAAACTGGTGAAGGTGGTAATCCTGGAGATAAACAAGGATTACATATTAAAAATGCAGGTCAAAATCAAGGTGATGGACAAGTAATAGCTGTTACAACAACAAACTCAAATTTAAACAGTGGTAATGCTTTTGATTGTTTTAGACTTTATGGCAATGGTGCAATGTCATTACTTAATGGTTCTACTACACTTTTTGATGTAACAAGTGCTGGTTATCTTATAGCACCACAAACACCTATGTGGTCAGCACAAAGGAGTTCAACAAGAGTAAGAACGTCAAATGGTTACACAATGACTACCGACCAAGTAATTCCATTTAGTAATTATATAAATAATGGAAATCATGTGTCATCAAATATTTTTACAGTTCCATATGCTGGTAAATATCATTGTACTCTTTTTGGTTTATTTTATTCATCTTCGTCTACTTGGGTAGCTATGTATACAAAACATAATTCTACTATCATATGTACTGCCTATAATGACGTACACACGGCTTGGCAAAATATTAGTAGCAGTACAATTATACAAGCTAGTGCTAATGACACGATTAGATTTAATTTTCAATGTGGTGGTACTGATGTGCAATTCCATGAAGGTACTTTTGGTGGAGCAAGTATTTCACTAATAGCTTAATAAATATAAGGAAAAATTATGGCAGATTATACAGTAAAATTAACAGACACAGAAGATAAGGCTATGTCTTACTGTGCTTTATCTACTCAAGAGTGGGTAGAAAATGCTTTAAAAAATAGAGCAAGAATAGCTAAAGATGAAATTATTGCTCTTAACACAGCACATTGTAATGCAAATAGTATTCAAATAGCTACTGGAGAAGATGCACAAGTTGCACAAGCCTTTGATTTGAAAGTTGTAAAAACTGCTGAAGAAGTAAACAAAGAAGCAAGCAAAAAACCAGAGTAGGATAATTTATGTTAGGTGAGCTAGCTTTAAGTGAACGTGCCATAGGAGTACAAGGCACTTTATTTTTTGGCTCCTCTAGTATGATCGGTACATTTACGAAAGTAAATGTAGGCAACAGAGTATACAATGGCACAGCTTCTTTATCAGCTAACTTTATAGCTACGGCTAATGCTATAATAAAAAGTGCAGGACTAAGTCAACTTGATTTTAGTTTTACCAAAAATGCCGATGGAATGTATATTGCATCAGGTGTTTCTGAACAATCAACTAATTTTACTTTAGATTCGGACGCTGTTTATATAGCTTCAGGTGAAGCTGATTTATTGTTTAGCTTTACATCTACTGCGATTGGTAATAGAGTAAGGACAGCAATAGCGTCATTAGATTTTACGTTTACGCAAACAACTTCTGGAATATATATTGCTTCTGGAGTTGCAGGACTTAGTTCCCATTTTATAGTAACAACAGACGGTAGATTATTATGGACACCTATTACACCAACTGGGGGAACATGGACAGAAGTAACACCAACTGGGGGAACATGGACAGAAGTAACACCTTCCAATACAAATACTTGGACAAATTTAGACGTGTAGGAGAATAAGATGGCAAGTACATATACAACTAACGGTGGTATAGAAAAAATAGGAACTGGTGATCAAGCAGGAACTTGGGGAACAACTACTAATTTAAACTTAGATATAATAGATCGTTTAATCAACGGTGTTGGTACTGTAACTATTTCAGGAACAACTCATACTCTAACCACTACAGATGGAACATTGTCTGATGGCATGTATAAACTTATTATTTTCAATGGTAGTCCTAGTGGGGATAATACAGTTACCATAGAGCCTAATGATCAACAAAAAATATTGTTTTGTAAAAACTCTACTTCTGGTGGACATAATGTTATTATTAAACAAGGTAGTGGCACGACAGTTACAGTAGCGAATGGTAAAACTGCGATTGTGTTTGCAAATGGAGGTGGGGCAGGAGCAGATGTTGCAGTAATAGAAACAAGCACCAGTTCGTTTGGAGAAAATGTTTTTATTACAACTAGCTCGGGTGGTGTACTAACTTTACGCTCAAGTGACACAGATATAACAGCTAATGATGTTTTAGGTAAATTACAGTATAGATCTTCAGCCGATTCGGATAGTGGTGATGCTGTTGAAGTTTCTGCTTCCATAGAAGCTGTAGCTGAAAATACTTTTTCTGCAACGGCTAACCCAACCACTCTTGAATTTAAAACTGGTTTAGATGCTCCTGCAACAACTAAATTAAAACTAACAAGTGCAGGAAATCTTCAATTAGTTCTTGATAATATCTCTTTATCTTTTGGTGTAGATGGTGACACAACCTTAACTCATGTTCATGATACTGCCTTGTTGTTAAACAGTTCAAGACAATTACAATTTGGTGATAGTGGCACATATATACACCAGTCAGCGGATGGTGTCCTTAAATTAGTTGCAGATGGCACACTTTTTTTCGTAGCTCCTACAGTAGATCTTGATGGAAACCTTGATGTTTCTGGCTCGATAACATTAGGTGGAACTGCAATAACTTCTACAGCAACTGAAATAAACTTTCTTGATGGTTCTTCTGGAGGAACAGTCGTAGCTTCTAAAGCAGTTGTTGTTGATGGTAATAAAGACATAGGGTCGTTTAGACATTTAACAGCGACAGGCACAATCACTGCAGGAAGTTTTATGTATTCTTCTGACGAAAGTTTAAAAAAAGATATTAAAACTATAGAAGAACCTATTGAAAAAATTAAACAATTAAGAGGTGTGAGTTATACATGGAATGAAAACTCTACACAAGAAGGTAAAAAAGATATAGGATTAATCGCTCAAGAAGTTGAAAAAGTACTTCCAGAACTTGTTGCACAATCCGATAGTATGGATACTAAAACTGTTAATTATGGACATTTGATTGGTCTTTTAATAGAAGCTGTTAAAGATCAACAAAAACAAATAGATGAACTGAAAAAATGACTTTTACAACTTTAACTGGAATTAATGGTACAGCTTTTAGTTTGACAACTAATTCAGGTTCTCCCGTGTTAGAGATGGGTAATAGAACAACAAATTTTATAGCTAAAGCCGCTCTATCGGGCATTTCCTGCCAGTTTGAAAATAGAACGGGATCAACAATATTTATCCCTGCTAATACATCTGCTGAAAAACAATCTGTTTATGCACATCTTGGTAGTGTTTCAGGTATGACAATGTATACAGGGCATTTTCATCATCCACAAAATTTGTCAGGCACACCAAAACTATATTTGGTTAAGTCAAATATGACTCAACCTTTTGGTAATCAATGTTGGTCTGCACCTAATTTTACTGGAAGTGTAGCTCCTCCAGATTGTCCTTCAGGATTTACAAGTGAAGCAGACTCTTCGGGTTCTGTTGTTTTAACTTCAGCTTTATTTGGAGCAAGCATGACAACAAATTATTATGGAACATCTAATCAACTTGGTTGGTCGTGGTTAATTCATTCTATGAGTACAAGTGGAGTTTTTTGTGGACAATCAGGATTTCCTTATGGCTCAGTAAGAGTAAGATTATGTTTTAGAACATCTGGTCAGTTTGATTAAAATGCAAGAAATTACTTTAAAATCACTAGATAGTCATTTAACAAGTAATCCTAATGGGTTTAATGCAGTTTTTCTTAATTTAAAAGAAGAACCAGATTGTTTGTTTTTTGAAAAACAATTAATAGAAAACGTTATGCCTAATTTTCCTAATGTAAAATGGTTTAAAATTTACGTTACAAAGCCACCAACTTTTGCTCCTCCAGTTCTTCCTTGTATTATTCTTTTTGGTGGAGATAATAGAGTTGCAGAAGCAGGAGGTGTTATAACTCATTTGTCTGATTTTTCTAGATGGTTAGAAGGAGCTATAGCCATTGAACTTAATGGTAATCCTAATACTGCTCCAACTTCACTTACTGGTAATGAATATGCCTAATCCCTATTTGCAAATAAATACTTCTTTTTTCGGTGCTTTAGAAAAATCAGATATAGCTGAAAAGAAATTAAACATTTGTAAAAATTGTGAAGAATATGTAAAACTAACGAAACATTGTAAACAATGCAAGTGCATCATGCCTTTAAAAGTTAAATTCAAAGGAAGTAACTGTCCCTTAGGAAAACATAATGCCTTTAACGAAGCTACAATTTAAACCAGGAATCAATAGAGAAATAACTGCTTACAGTAATGAAGGTGGTTGGACAGATGGCGATAAAATACGTTTCCGTTTTGGTTATCCAGAAAAAATAGGTGGTTGGTCAAAGTATTCTCAAAACACTTATTTGGGAACAGCTAGAAGGTTGCATGATTGGGTTAGTTTAGATGGAAGTAACTATTTAGGAATAGGAACAAATTTAAAATATTATATTGAAGAAGGTGGCACATATAATGATATTACTCCTACACGAGGAGGAGCTCAATCATTAGGCAATAATCCCATAACAACAGCTACTTCTACTAATACAAATGCTTTAAGTGGAGTTACTTTTACAGTTACTGTTGTGAACTCAGGTGGCAACAAATATGCTATAGACGGTGTTGTTGCTCCAACACTTACTCTTACTAGAGGGGTTACTTATACTTTTGATTTAAGTGATTCTTCTAATAGTGGTCATCCTCTAGCTTTTCAAGACAGTGGTGGTAGTTCTTACACAACGGGAGTAACTAATAACTATAGTTCAAATGCTCCAGGAACTTCAGGTTCACAAGTTGTTATAGTTGTTCCAACATCTGCACCCTTCCCATACAGATATTATTGTACAGTACACGGAAATGGAATGGGTAATATTATTACAACAGTTTCTTCAGGTAGTGGTGGTACTCCTCAAACAACATTAACTATTAGTGACACAAATCATGGAGCTGTAGAAAATGACTTTGTAGTTATCGCAGGAGCTACAACCACAAACGGTGTCAATGCTTCTGTTATAAATGCTGAACACCAAATTACTGAAATAGTAGATGGCAGTACATATAAAATTATTGTTGATGCTACTGCATCTAGTAGTGGTGCAGGAGGGGGCAATGCTGTAACAGCTACTTATCAAATAAATGTTGGACTAGATTCAGGTGTTGGTGGTACTGGTTGGAGTGGTGGAATATGGGGTGGACAATTAACCTCTGCTCAAACAAACACTATAAACATGGGTAGTGGATTAAATGCTACGGCTACAACTATTACTCTTACAAGTTCTACTGGTTTTCCTAGCTCTGGTATTGTCCTTATCGGTACTGAATTAATTACTTATAGTGGTGTTAGCACAAATAATTTAACTGGTTGTGTGCGAGGAATGTATTTAACAACAGCCAGTACCCATTCTAATGGAGCAACGGTAACTGATGCTACGACTGGTTGGGGTATGCCTTCTAATACAACTACAACAGCAGAACTTAGAACATGGTCGCATGATAACTTTGGTGAAGATTTAATTATAAACCCAAGAGATAGTGCTGTTTATTATTGGGATAGGTCTTTAGGATTAAGTTCTAGAGCTGTAGAGTTAAGCACTTTAGGGGGTGCTTCTAACACTCCTACAGTTGCTAAACAAGTTATCATAAGTAACAACGATCGTCATGTTATTTGTTTTGGTACAAACACCTATGGAACAAGTACTCAAGATCCTCTGTTAATTCGTTGGTCACAACAAGCATCACCTGAAAACTGGACTATCAGTGCCACTACAACAGCAGGAAGTTTAAGACTAGGCTCAGGTTCTACATTTGTACAAGCTGTAGAAACTAAACGAGAAATACTTGTATGGACAGATACTGCATTATTTTCTATGCGATTTATAGGTGCTCCGTTAGTATTTGGTTTACAATCGTTGTCTTCTAACATTACTATAGCAGGAGCAAAGTCTGCTGTAGCAACAGAAGATGTAGTGTTTTGGATGGGTATAGATAATTTCTATGTTTACTCTGGTCAAACTCAACAGTTGCCATGCTCTGTAAAAGATAAAGTTTTTAATGATTTTAATTTAGCCCAAAAAGAAAAAGTAGTGGCAGGAGTAAATAGTGAGTTTGGTGAAATAATTTGGTATTATCCTTCAGAAAGTAATTCTATAGCTAATGGTGGTACTGGTGATAATGACAAATATGTTATTTACAATTATAACGAAAAAGTTTGGTATTATGGTGTATTGTCTCGCACAGCTTGGCTTGATAGAGGTGTAAAAAATTATCCTATAGGTGCAGGAACAAATAACTATTTATACAATCATGAGTTTGGTTTTGACGATGATGGTTCTGCTTTAACTTCTTTTATTGAATCTGCACCAATAGACATAGGTGATGGTGATAAATTTACTTTGATTAGTAGAATAATACCTGACTTAACTTTTAATGGCTCTGTAGATACAAGCAACCCTTCGGCTGAGTTTAGCATAAAAACACGAAACTTTCCTGGAATTAATTTTCATGAAACAAGTAGTGGCACAGCAACTAGAACTTCTACCTCGCCAGTAGAACAGTTTACAAAAGAACTACATGTACGAGCAAGAGGTAGGTCTTTTGCAATGCGTATTGATTCTAGTGCTTTAGGTATGAAATGGAAGTTAGGTTCACCTAGAGTAGAAGTAAGACCAGATGGGAGACGTTAATGCCTACTCGTGATGTGCCACCACCAAGACTACCTAACCCACCAGAAGATTTACCTTTTAATGTACAAATCTATTTACAAGATTTAACTCGTGCGTTAGAAGTATTTATAGAGCAGACAAACAATCCTGGAATAATGCGTGGATCGCAACTCACTTTAACCGATTTACCCACAAGTGCATCAGGATTAGAGACAGGAGCATTGTATAATGATTCAGGAACTGTTAAGATAGTGACATGACGCAAGGAATAGAAACACTACCAGAATTTAAACAAACAGCAGACTACCTTGCAACCTTTGGTCGTGAAGGTGATACATACATTGTTCACGCTGAAGAGGGTGAAACAGTCGTACCCTTAAAAGTTTTAGAAGCTAATCCTAAAATGAAAAAGATGTTGTTTAGCCAAATGGAAGAAATGGGGCTAGACCCTGAACAATATGTTGTAGGTAATGAGTTAAACAGTATAAATCCTGTAACTGGTCAACCAGAATTTTTCTTCAAAAAATTATTTAAAAAACTAAAAGGAGTTGTTAAAAAAATTGCTCCCGTAGTTTTACCTATGGTTGCTCCTATATTGTTTCCTGCTATGCCTTTAGCTTTGTCAACTGGTATTGGTAGTTTTGCAGGAAGTATGATAGGAGGATCTAAACCTAAAGATGCTTTGAAAAATGCTTTAGTTACAGGAGGAGTTGCAGGACTTGGAAGTATGGCAAGTGGTAGAGGATTTTTGGGTAGGTCGCCTACTTACAAAACTCCTATGGAAAAGTTAGCTAGTGAGCAAGCTTATTATGATAAGTATGGTGTAGATTTATCTGGTAACGTAACCACACCAGAATCTATGGGTATGCCTGACAAAACAGGCATGTTTACAGGAGACGATGCAAATTTTTATGAAAAGTATATTGAAAGACCAATAAACGTAGGAAAAGAATTTTATGAAACTAACCTTAGTCCTAGTAGACCATCACTAAACGTAAGTAATGATGCTTTGGAAAAAGCTTTAGATACTAATGTAGCCAAGTATGAAGGCATTTTAGGTGAAGGTACTATAAATGCAGATACTAAGAAAGCTATGTTAGATAAACTTATTAAAGACGCAGAACCTTCTACTTTCCAAAAATATTTACCATTAGCTATGGTAGGAGCAGGAGGTATTGGTGCTTACTCTTTAATGAATCAGCCTGAAGAGGGAGAAGAGTACATTCCAATGACAGGTGCAGATTTATTGGAAATGGAACCTGATAAATACTATGGTGGAAAAGATTTTTTTAGTGGCAATCCTTATTATGATTCTAGTTACTTGCCTATTGTATATAGAGATTCTGGTGGAGAAATATCTGGACCAGGAACAGGAACAAGTGATTCTATTCCTGCCATGCTTAGTGATGGTGAGTTTGTATTTACTGCAAGTGCTGTAAAAGGAGCAGGAGGAGGCAACCGTAAAAAAGGAGCCGCGAAGATGTACAAAATGATGAAACAATTAGAAAACAAGGTGGCGTAATGGCGTACGAAACAACTGAAGTAATACAAAGAGAAAGTCCAGAAGTAGAAGCTTATAAACTATCTCTTATGGAAATGGCTAAAGAGTTAGCTAGTAAAGCTCCTAAAGGTGGTATACCAGATTTTGAAATAGCAGGAATGGATCCTGCTCAAACAAAAGCTTATAATCAAATATTAGATAACGTAGGTAACTACACAACTTCTTTAGATAAAGGTATTGCTAGTTTAGATGATGCCGATGTAGCTTTTAAAGCAAGTCAGGGTGATTTTGATCCTAATACTATTGCTGACTTTATGAATCCTTACGCACCCAATGTTATTGATGTTTATACGAAAGAAGCTTTAAAACAAAATGCTATGTTACAAAATCAATTAGGTTTAGGGTCTGCTTCCCAAAACGCATTTGGTGGTGGTCGTCAAGCTATTGTAGGTGCTCAAATGGCAGGAGATGTAGCTGACAGAACCAGTAAAGCTACTGCAGACTTATTATATAAAGGTTATGGTGATGCAAGTAAAATGGCTCTTGGTGCATTCGAAGGAGCTAGAGGTAGAGATCTCGCGGCAGGAAAAGCAATGGCAGGATTAGGTAATCAGTTTGCAGGGATTGCAGGACTAACACAAGACTTAGGGTTTAAAGATGCAGGAATGTTGTACGACATGGGTACAAAACAACAAGCCCAAAAACAAGCAGAGTTAGACGTAGCAAGGAAAAATATAATGAAAGATCAACAAGAGCCTTATCAACGTTTAGCTTTTTTGAGTGACATTTATCAAGGTGCTCCTAGTTCTACTATGCAGTATACTACAGCTCCTGCTGACCCAGGACCTTCCTTTTTAAATCAATTAGTAGGTGGTGGTATAACTGGAGCTAGTTTATATGGAGCAGGAAAAAATATTTTTACCTAAGGAACATAAATGGCAGGACTAGATGAAATTTTAAAACTTCAACAACCGACAACACAAGCTTCTGATGGTACTGGGATTACTTCTGGTCTTACAGAATTAGCTGAAGGTTTTGAACAATTTAACCAAGAAGTAGATAATGCTGAAGACCCTAAACAAATAATGGATTTAATTAGGGGTGACTCAGCAACAGTTGATCAACGTCGTGCTGAATTAGCAGGATATGTAGGTGAAACTGATGCAAGCAAAACACCTGAATCTGTTTTAACTATTGTACAGCCTTTGTTTGAAGCAATGGAGGTTGCACAGAATCCAAGCACCATGCAAGAAGAAACCATGCCCATGGAACAAGATGCTTCTTTACAAGGTGGGATTGTACAATCTCCAGGAATGGAAGAAGCTATTTCTAGAATACAAATGGGAGAACAACCTAAAAATTTCTACATGGGTGGAATGAATGAAATGTTTGCAGAGCAACAAAGAGGTTTAAATTTACGACGATTAGGAGAAAATTATTTAGGAAATACATATACTCCTGATACTTCAATGTATCCTTTGTCAGGTTCTGGTGTGCCAAATTATAGCTTGTTAGATCTTAATAAAGCTGTGCAAGAAGGTAATCAATATGTACAAGCAAGTCTTCCTTACCTACCAACTGTTAGAACAAAAGAAGAAATTTTAGCAGATCAACAACAGTTTTTAGCTCCTTTTATTAAAAAGCCTAGAACAGTAGAGCAAATTATGGCTGAAAGGGAAGCATTAGGTTTAAGTGATGATGTAAAGAAACAAGCCAATATTCAAAATGCTTTAGCTCTAGCTAGGTTTGGAGCAGGAGTTGCTAGCGAAGGTGGTGAAGGTTTAGGTGGTTTATTACAAGCTTTAACTGCTCAAGCTCCTGGACTTACAAAAGACCTCGGACAAGTGTCTGCTTTACTTGCTCAAGCAGAAGCTAAAGAAAAAGAAGGTGCTTTAGCTATAGCTACTCAAGAAAGACTTGCTAAAGAACAACAAGATTTAAATTTAGCTGTTAATGCTCTCAGCACACAAAACCTTGAAAATAAAACTTTTGAACAAGCTAAGTTAGAAATGTTTAAAACGGGGACAACAAAAGCATTAGAAACAATGAAGTTCAATGTAGCTACAATAAATAATGCTCAAGAAATGGCTTACAGAGACAATAATAGCTTTATGCTTGCAACGACAGATACATATTATGTTCCAAAAAAAGAGGGTGGAGATGGTAAACCTTTTACAGTTAGAAAATCTGGAGATGGTTTAGTTATGCTTGATGGAACTCCTATTCCTAAAAACGCCATAAAATTAAATACAATGAACTACACTGAAGCAAATAAACCAGGAGTTGATTTTTCTGGTTCAAAAGCAAAAAATATTTTAATTCCTTTACGTTGGTACAATACACATTTTGGTAAAGATTCAAACGGTGATGGAACAATTGATATGTTAATCAATGGTCAACCTTTGAGAACAGATCAATCTGGTTATGTGCAAGTTCCTGGATATTTCGCACCAAAAGCAGGATATTTTATAGATGTTCCTGTGCAAGCTGAAGACGGAACGGTTACTATGCAGAGAAAACAAGTTCCTATTGATGCTATAGCAGGAAATGAAAGTGATATAATATCAGTAGATGCTAAAGGTGATGGAAGAACAATAACAACATATAAAACAGGACCGAACGCAGGACAAAAGGTTGTTTCTCAATTTGATTTATTTAAACTGCTAGGTGAGGAAATTAAAGTAGATACAACTGGTGATGGTATAAAAGATACTGTTTTACGACAAATTAATATGTCACCTGAATATCAAGTTGCTCCTCGCAAAGAAGATGCTAACGGAAATCATATAGGTGGTAATCCTTTAGCTGAATATATGCCATTAACCAATACTCCAGTAGGTATGATTTCTACTGAAAGAATGAAACAAATGACTGAAAAAGTTCATAACTTAAATTTAATTTTGAACAAAACACAAGATGTTATGAAAGCTATAGATCAAGCAGTTGGTTTTAAAGCTACTTTAAAAGGTATGGCAACTAATACTCTTGCTCCTTTTGATCCAACTACCTTGAATAAATGGACTGAATTTTTAGGTTCAGAGCAAGGTAAAGAAATTATGGATTTATACGCAAAAGAATTAGCTCGTGGTTTAGCAATCAGTGATAGATACGCATGGGCTGAACAACAATATATTATTAACTTAGCAGAAGACCCAAGAAAGTGGATTGATAATCCTGCCGCGAGTAAAGTAAGATTTCAAGAGTTAACACGAATGATGATCAATCAAGTAAACTATTTAACAGCAGAAATGGCAGGAGGAGCCAGTTCAGGCGTTATGGCTTATCAATTAAATTCTATGCCTTCTGGTACTCCAAACGATCCAGTAAAATACATGGGTTATGGACAAATGGATTATTTGCAAGTTTTAGCTAAACAAGGTGTAGATTGGAGTAATATCAATGGTGGTAAAGGTATAACAGTAAGGTTTCCAAAACAACAAGCTCTACAGCTAGGAATTAACATACCTCAAGATGCTGATTATAAAGATTTAACAATTATTGGATATGACCAAAATACTAATTCATTCACTTTTAATAATTAAAGGAATTACATGGCAACAATTTCAATAACTCCACCAAATTCTAATCAAATAAAAGAGTACAATGTACAAAATTTAGACGTTGTAAGACCAGATGTTTTTAATGTTGTGCCTGATTTACGAGGAGCTGACCTTTCTCAAAAAGCTCCTATAACATTAGAAAATCAACCTTTTCCTGTTAGCGATAATTATGGAACATTATACAACATGTTGTATCAACCTTTTGCAGGAGCAAACGATATACTTACAAAACTACCTGATGAAATTATAAACGTAGGTGCTGAAATTGGAGAAAAGTTAGGCTTTGTAAAAGAAAATGAAACGAGTAGAAATTATTTAAATAGATTGTTTAATAGTAACGATTACGAAACTAAAAAAGTTCTTATCCCATACATATTAAGTTATGGTCTAGGTGAAAAGGTAGATCCTACAGGTGCTGTAGCTAAAACATTACGAGGAATAGGAGAAGGTACTGCTTTAACTCTTCCTATAAGTGGAGGATTATTATCAAAAGGATCTAAAGCTTTAGAAATGCCACTAAACTATGCTAGTCAAGCTATTGGAACTAAAATGGGTCCGACGTTTCAAAGAATATATCAAGACATGGCTCGTTCTTATGGTAAAAATCCTGTTTTTATGACTGCTCTAGATACTTTGTTTGGTGGTTTATCAGGTGGTGGAGCAGAAATGGGTGGACAATTAGAAAAAGATATATATGGTACAGATACAGGAATCGGAGCTTCTGCAGGAGCTATGGCTCCTACGATTGCCGTTCCTGGATTAATTATGGGTACTTACAATATGGCTAGAAACAGTTTTATAGGAAGAGGGTTTGGCTTCATGAAAAACTGGCTTACTGGACAAGCTAAAAGAGACGCAGAAGTAAAAGCTACAGATGAAGTACAAAAACAAATTAAAAAAGCGTATGATTCAGGAGATGGTTTAGTAAATGCACAAAGAGCAGAAGAAATAGCTACTGACTTAGCCCCTTATGCAAATGAAGAAATAATTTTTACTCCTGCAGAAATGACATTAGATGCACCATTAACAGCAGAACAAAAAAATATATTAGGAGCCGCAGATCCTGATTTTATAAGAGCTAACCAAGCAAGAATAGCAAATATAATAAATGCTGTTAGAGGTTTTATGAAAGCTAAATTTGATTATTCTCCTACAGTAAATAATGTAGAGTCTGCTCCCACTATGGTTATGAATGTATCAAAAAATAAACTTGAAACTATAGCTAACAACTGGCAAAAGGGAAGTGATAAGTGGTCAGATAAGTTAGAAGACATTACAACTAGTGGATTTAATACTCTTGATAACAAAGCTCAAGTGGGAACTAATATAGCCAAAAGAGTAGAAGAAGCTAAAAAGAATGCTTTACAAAATTTAGAAGATTTAGCCACAACTCTTGGAATTAATAATACTGATGAAATAGCTAGTGCTAGCCAAATGGGGTCAGCACAAACTCAATTGTCAGCAATGTTGCCAATAAACGTTCAAGATAGTTTGTCTTATAAGGGGTTGCCTAAAATCATAACTGAATTTTTAAAAAGACCTAAAGATAAAATTACTTTTCAAGATTGGAAAATATACAAAGAACAAATAAGCAATGAAATTGGAAAAGCTTTAGCAGTAAAAGATAAAACTGGTGCTAGAATGTTAATTAGTTTTTCTAAAATAATAGATGATTTTGGTGGTGCTTTCGCTAACACAAAACCTAATTTTGAAACTTTCAATAAAGCTTATAATGAGCAGTATACAATACCTTTTTCCAACGGAAGAATTCAACAAGTTTTATCTAAAGATGCAGGATCAAGTGACACTAGTCCTATTTATTTATTAGATGGTGAAGCTCAAGCAAATGCTTTTATTGGTAGTGTGAAAGCGATTAAACAGTTTAATGAAATTTTCCCTGAAACAGGTCTTGGAACAGATAGGATTACTCGTGCGGATTTAAAAAATGTTATTATTGATGATTTAGTTTCTAAGTCTATGAGTGGAAAAGCAGGAGAAAGGTTTTTAGATCCTGGAAAAGTACAACAATATATTAATAAAAACTCAGAGTGGTTAAAAGAATTTGGTATTTGGAGTGATTTAAGCCAACAAGGTTCAGCTCTACAATATGCTTTTACAAGAAAAGATTTGTTACATCAAAGAGCAAAAACAGTTTCTAATAGTCGTTTGTGGAAAGCAGTCATGAAAGCAAACGATACAGACAAACCTCAAAAATTATTAAACTCAGCTTTTGATGATTTAAGTATTTTAAAAGATTTAAAACAAATCGCTATAAGTACTGCTAAAAAAGAAAATGATCCTGGAGTTTTAAAGGCTTTCAATCAATCTGTAATGGAAACATTGTTGAAAAAAGCTCCAAGTGCTATGGAAAATCCTGCAAAATTTAAACAATGGATAAATGAAAACTCAAATATTTTAGATACAGCTTTTAGTAAAGGTCACACAAATAATATGTTTGTTATAGCTGATGCTTTTGAAAGAGCTTTACTCACAGGCATGGAAGAAGGTCCTGGTATAGGTGCAAGAGATTTCATGGCTAAAGTACAACAAAAAATAGGTTCAAGTTTTACGGCTATTCAATCAAGGTTCTATGCACAAGCTGAAGGAAGAATTAGCCCAAGAACAGCTTTAATCTTTTTGTTAGGCAGAGCGTACAGAGCAAATGCTCAAGCAAAAGCAGATGCAATATTTGAAAATGCAATGATGGATCCAGAGTTTGCTAAAATGTTATTAAAACAATCTGAAAAAGATTTTACTATTACTCCTGAATTAGATAGACAAATTGGTGCTTATTTTTTCAATATGGGTATACCTTATTTTTATGATACTCCTGAACAAAGAAATATGATTATTCCACTTGATGATGTTAAAGGTCCACCAAAACCACAAACAATCACCATAGAACCTACAAGTGCCAGTGATTTAACGGAGCCAGAACCTTTACCCCAAACTCAACCTATACCTAACGTAAGTCAATTAGCTATGAATACAACTGCTCCTTCTCCTGCGAACACAAACGTTAATACATCTGTATCTGAGCTATTCCCATTTGACCCTACTTCCCAAGCCATAGAAAATAGAAGAGGATCAGGTGGTATAACTAATCTTATAGGTTAGTTATGGATCCAGTGAGTGCTTTAGCTGTTGCAAGTTCAGCTTTTTCTATCATAAAGAAAGGTTTCCAAGCAGGGAGAGATGTTGAATCTATGTATGGTGACATTGGTAAATGGATGGGAGCAATATCAGATGTTAATCATGCAGAAAAAATGGCAAAAAATCCACCTATATTTAAAAAATTATTTAATGGCTCTTCAGTAGAACAAGAAGCTATGGACGCATTCGCGGCTAAGAAAAAAGCTGAGGCAATGGAAGATGAACTACGCACTTGGATAAACATGGTTCATGGACCAAACGCATGGAGTGATCTACTTAAAATGCAAGTAAAAATTCGTAAAGAACGTCAGGAACAACTGTACGCTCAACAAGAGTTAAGACAAAATATAATAAATATAACTGGAGTTATATTGGGTTCTATAGTGCTTGTTGGCTCTATAATAGCTATTATTTATTTGGTCATGCAAAGACCTACTTAGCTTTCTTATTTTTTAAACTTTTTCTAATACCTTTAGCGATATTTTTAAGATGCTTGGCTCTTTGTTTTTCTGTTTTATTCGCCCAAGCTTTTTTTGTAGCTTCTGATTGATTAGCCCATCTGCTTTTTACTCTTACATTTTTATATCCAAGTTTAATGTAATGTTTTCTAATTTTTTCTCTATCGGCACGCTCTGCACGTTCCCTAGCTTCATTTGCTGTTATGTTTTCATTGAGCATATAACAGTCTGAATAAACTCTTGGTTTATGTTTTACAAAGTCAATAGTTTCTAATTGTTCTGCTAAAGGAGTATTATCTAAAAGCGTTTCTTGGTGGTCTGGATCTACATTTTCTAATCCAAGTTTTTCAAACAACCAGTTTTGATACCACCTTTTCTTCCTAAGAAAATTTCGTTTTTTCTTTTTCTCTTCTTCTTCTAAATTATCCATTCCTTATAGCCCTCAGCTAATATTTGGCTACTGATATCAATTTTATTTCTTAATGCCACTAAAATCTTTTCATCTATTGTTTTTTCTGCAATAATGTCTATATATGTAACTTTGTTGGTTTGACCTATTCTGTGAGCTCTATCTTCACTTTGTAGTCTAACTTCTAAATCATAACCATTACTGTAATATATTATAGTATGAGCTTGAGTTAAAGTTAAACCAAACCCTCCAGTTCTAGGCTGACCAACAAAAAACCTTAACTCACTTTGGGGGTCTTGAAATGTTTCTACAATCTTTTGTCGCTCGTCGTTGGGAGTGGCTCCGTAATAAGACGCAACAGTATTGGAACCATATATGTCAGAAAGCTTCGCAGATATACTCTCGATATCGTAAGTAAAGTTAGCCCATATAATTACTTTGCCATCTGTTTCTTCTAGTGCTGACATTAACTCAGGTAGTTTATTGTTTGTTAGATAAATGGTTTTACCATCATCTAACTTAGCAAAGCCTGAGCACACTTGTTGTAATCTTATAATTTGTGTCAATATAGTTGAAGCACTAATCATGCCTTCTGTTTCTACAAAAGCAAGAGCAGATTTTTTCATTTGAACATATATAGCTTTTTGTTTATCTGTAAGTTCAACTATTCTTTTTTGGTAGACCTTATCAGGTAACTGTAAACATTGTTCTTTTCTAACCCTATAGCTAAACTTTTCAATTAACCCATTCAACTCGCTCAGGTTTTGATATCCTACTATTTGGTTAAAACTATGTGAACCTAATGTTCTTCTAACCATTTTAGCATATCTATTTTGGAAAGTCCAAAACGAAGAGTGACCAAGTATATGATCTTCTAAAAACTCACATTGTGTAAACAAATCTAAAGGTGATTTAGTTACTGGTGATCCTGTGAGTATTCTTCTGTAAGGTGCTTTCTTAGAAAGTTTTATTAAGTTTTTTGTTCTGCTTGCAGTTCTAGATTTTATAGTGGTGCTTTCATCTACTGCTAACATTGCTCTATGTGTAAACAAAAATTTATCTGCTTGTTCAAAACCTCTTTTGGTTGATAGAGCTTCAACATTCATTATGAAAAGCACAAGGTTATCTGTTACTTTTTTTAATATCTGTAACTCTTTTTGTTTCTTTTGTGTTTTTTCTGGTGACCATACAACTATATCCCTTTCTATGTGTTCAGGGATATGTTCTGGTAATTCTTTACGTTCCCAGTTTCTGTAGACACCTTTAGGTGCAATGATCAAAGCTGAATCTATTTCACCATTATCATATAGCATTGCTATGTTATCAATAAGTACTTTAGACTTTCCAGTACCCATATCCATAAAGTAAGCATAGTATCGTTTTTTCCATGAACGTTCTAACGCTTCAATCTGGTGATCATAAGGTTTATATTTAAATTTATATCGCATTGCTCTCACTTTCTTTTAGAGCGTATATAAAAATACTATATTTATATGTTATCATTTACCAGTAATTTTTTATCACTTTTATATATAGAGGTAAAAACGATAAAACAATGTTTTCTGTTTTTCGTATATTATAATATACAATATATAATATCTTCCACTTTCGGGGCTTTCTGGGAAATAATGGGAGAAAAAATAAATGTACTATTTTTTAAAATTACGTTTATAATGTAAAGTACACCTGAATTAAAGCATGTGGAGAAAGGCGTGACTGTTTACATAATACAAGAAATGCGTGGCAGAGATATAACAGATGCTACACAGTTTGGAGACGTAGAGATATTGTTAACAAGCGATAAGCAGACTACTTTTTCTACTCAGCCCACTATCAGAAAAATGGGTAGAAAGCTAGAAAAGTTTACAGATAACGATTATTTACTGTTAGCAGGAGATCCAGTAGCCATTGCTCTTGCTTCTGCTATAGCTTCTAGACATAACAATGGTAGGTTCAAGTTGCTGAAATGGGATAGGCAACAAGAAAAATATTATCCCTTACAAGCAGATTTAAATTGGAAACCAGGAGGTTTATAATGGACTTTGAATCAACAGCTGAGAACTTAAAAACTGTAGATGAAAGTGGTTTGAGCCAAGTAAGTAAACTCGCCAAACAACAGTTGCAGTTAGAAAACTCAATATCAGAATTAGAATTACAATTAAAGGAAGCTAAGATTAACTTGCGTGAAATTTCACAAGAAAAGCTACCCTCAGCTATGGCTGAGCATAGTATACAAGAGTTAAAATTAGATGATGGTTCTACTATACAAGTGAAACCATTCTATAGAGCTTCCATTACAAAAGATAAACAAGATGAAGCTTTTAAATGGTTGGTGGACAACGGTTTCGGTGATCTTATAAAAAATGTTGTATCAACAAGTTTTGTAAGAGGACAAGAAGAAAAAGCTGAAAAGTTTGTTGAAGAACTTTCCCAACGTGATATGTCAGTTAGCACTAAAAAATGGGTTGAACCTATGACATTAAAAGGTTGGGTTAGAGAGCAAGTAGAGTCTGGTGCAGAGTTGCCCCAAGACTTGCTCGGTGTATACATCGGTGAAGAAACTAAAATTAAGAGGTGAAAGATATGAATAAACCGAATACTAATGTTGCTAATGCAACAAATACTCAAGTTGCTAGTGCAACACAATTTGAAGAAATGGCAGGAGCAGGATTCAGTGAAATAACTGCTGAAGACCTTGCCATTCCTTTTCTAAGAATACTAGATTCTAGTAGTCCCCAAACTAAAAAGCGTGAAGGTGCTTATGTTGAAGGTGCTGAAGCAGGAGACTTCTTTAATACAGTATTAAGTGAAAGGTACAGTGGCACAGATGGTATTAGAGTTATACCATGCCATTACAACACTAGATATGTTGAATGGATACCTATTGCAAAAGGAGGTGGCTTTGTAGAAAGTTATTTGCCAAGCGACCCAATAGTAGAAACTGCTGTAAGAGATAAAGATAGTAGTAAAGATATGTTACCAAATGGAAATGAGTTAACTAGAACAGCTCAGTTTTATGTAATTTTCTTACATCCTGAACTTGGTCCACAACGAGCCTTAATTACTATGACAAGTTCACAGTTGAAAAAAGCTAGGAAGTGGTTGAGCCAATCACAATCACTTACTCGTAAAGGCAAGAATGGTATTTATACAATGCCACTTATGTCTCAAATATATAAGCTGACTACTGTTCCAGAATCAAATGAAAAAGGTAGTTGGTTTGGTTGGGAGGTAGTTCGCGAAAGGGAAATTGACCTTTCAAACAGTGATGAAAATTCTATTTTCAAAATGGCAGTAGAATTTGCTAACTCTGCTAAAGCAGGAGAAGTAGAAGCTAAAGATGTTGACTCTTCAAAGGAAAACGACGATAGCATAATGTAGAGTTCAACGTAGAGGTTGATCGTAATTAGTTCCTCTACGTTGCGAGAGCCATAGTTTTTCTGATAACTTTGGGCTATGGCTCTCACTTTTAAAGGAAAAAGTATGTCTTTAGCACAAGAATTTTTTAACTTATTCAAAGGTAGTGATATTGCTCATGGCACTTTTGTTGTAAAATCAAACAGACAAAGTGATGCTAAAAAGCAAGGTTACGCTAAGATTATAAGAGAATCTACTACTTTAGAAATGTGGGAAGAGCATTTAAAGGGTGGTACTGGATTAGGAATAATACCAATTCGTAGTGATAATACTTGTCAATGGGGTGCTATTGATATTGATAAGTATGATATAGATCATAAACAAATTGTTAATTCACTCAAAGAAGCTAAAGTTCCTGCTGTTGTTGGTAGGACTAAAAGTGGTGGAGCTCATATATGGTTGTTTTTGAATGAGCCTATAGAAGCAAGTGAATTACAAAGAGTTATGACGGAACTATCTTCAGCACTTGGTTTTTCAGGTAGTGAAATATTTCCAAAACAATCTGAAATATTATTAGATAGAGGAGACACTGGAAATTTTTTAAATATGCCCTACCATTCAGGTAAGAACAGCACTCGCTATGGTTTTAATCCATACAATGGTGAAGTTTTATCCCCCGAACAGTTTATAGAACATTGTAAAAAATTTATCATCTCACCAAAAGAATTAAGTAAACTTGACTTATCTTTTGGAACAAGTAAAGATGTTTTAACAGATGGTCCTCCATGTTTACAGAGACTTATATCAATGAACTTTCCTCAAGGTTCACGCAACAATGGTTTGTTTAATTTAGGAGTATATGCTCGTTTATTTGATGAAGAAAATTGGGAAACGCTTGTACAAAAATATAATATGGATTACCTAACTCCTCCACTAAGTCATTCAGAAGTTGGAGCAGTAATAAGACAATTGAAAAAGAAAGAGTATTTTTACAAATGTGATGACCAACCTATTAAACCTTTTTGTGATAAAGAGTTATGTAAAGGTAGAAAGTATGGGGTTGGTCCTGCTTCTACTCGTAATGATTTAAGTAGCTTAACTAAAATAGATGGTGATCCACCTATTTGGATATTGAATGTAGATGGAGAGCGTGTAGAGTTAACAACTGGAGGATTAACTACTCAAACACAATTTCAAAAAGAATGTGTTTCACAAATAAATAAGTTTCCAGTTTCAGTAAACCAAAGAGCATGGCAAACTAGAATACAAACTTTGTTAGATAATGTAACAATTATTGAAGTACCACCTGATGCTACTTTTCGTGGTGAGTTTGAAGATTTACTTCATGCATTTGCATGTGAAAGAGCAAGGGGTGAAGAGCGTGAGGATATCTTGCAGGGAGTAGCTGTATGGTTAGATGGCAGAGTTTATTTCCAAGTAAAAGATATAAAAAAGCATTTGTCCGTAAATGATTTTAACCATTATACTTCTAACAAAATAACACTAAGACTTCAACAGCTTGAAGCAGAAAAAAAGTTTTGGCGAGTTAGAGGTAAAGGTGTACATGTATGGTCAATGCCACAAGAGCATTTTGAAACGGAGGAAAAAGAGATGCCACTACCTAAACTAAATTCACCTGACAATATCATCTAATGAACATTGTACTTGGTCCTCCTGGAACTGGAAAAACAACCAAGTTACTTAGTCTAGTTAGGCAATACCTTACAGCAGGAGTATCGCCTGATAAAATAGGGTACTTTGCTTTTACTAGACGAGCCGCGACTGAAGCGATTGATAGAGCATGTGTAGAGTTTAAGCTTACTAAAAAAGAGTTACCTTATTTTAGAACATTACACAGTCTTGCTTTTTTCCAAGCAGGATTAAATCATAATCAAATTATGAATGCAGAAAAATATAAAGAAATATCAGAGTGGTTGAAAATAGGTAGCTTTTACAATGATTCTAGTATGCAACAAACACCTTACAAAGACTTTGGTTATGGTGATAAGTTTTTAGAAATAATAGGTATGTCGAGGATACTTCGTCAACCTTTGAGAAAAGTTTACAATGAAAGTATTGTACCACTCAAAACAGATTGGGCTAGAGTAGACTATGTTAGTAGAGGGTTAAAACATTTCAAAAACAAGTTTGGATTATATGACTATACAGATATGTTAGAGGTGTTCATTGATAGAAGCCTTTCCCCCAAGCTAGAAGTTTTGTTTATAGATGAAGCCCAAGACCTTTCACCCATTCAATGGGAAATGGTTAATTTACTCATAAAAAATTCTGATAAGGTATATATTGCAGGAGATGATGACCAAGCTATTTTTAGATATGCAGGAGCTGATGTTCAACATTTTTTGAATCTACAAGGGGAAATAATTTTGTTAGATAAAAGCTATAGAATTCCTGCAAAGCACCATGAACTTTCTAATCAAGTAATAAAAAAGTTGGTATCTAGGCACGAAAAACCGTTTGCTCCAAAGGAGGAGCAAGGTACTATCATGTGGCATTCCCATTCAGAAAAAGTTGATTTATCACAAGGTGATTGGCTATTATTAAGTCGTACTACAAGGGGAGCATTACAAATAGAAGAAGAGGTAAGACGTAGAGGACATTTGTATATTTACAATGGCTCTAAAAGTTTAGACAGTAAAGTTATTGAAGCAGTTAAGTTGTGGGAACATTTAAGAGAAGGTGGTAAAATAACAGCCGATCAAGTAAGAAACATATACAAATTTATGCTTTTGAATGCAGAAGTTGCTTATGGACAAAAAACAATGCCTGATGGTAAAGAGGGTGTTTTTTATTCAATGGAAGAATTACGTCAACAACATGGGTTGTTGCATAGCCTTTCATGGGATGAAGGATTAGGTAAAATATCAAAAACAGATAAGGCATATTTAAAAGCTTGTTTAAGAAAAGGTGAGTCACTTACTCGTGAACCACGAATTAGGATTTCAACTATACACTCTGCAAAAGGAGCAGAAGCTACTAATGTTTTAATGTTAACAGATACGATGCGTAGACCTTATTCTATGTGGAGAAAAATAAATACATTTGAAGAAGATGAAGTAAGAGTATTTTATGTAGGGTTGACTAGAGCACAGCAAAACCTACATTTAGTGCATCCTATGTTTAGTCAAGGTTTTAATTTATCTGGCAGATAAAATAAGAACTAATAAGAATTATCATGGTAAAGTATATGTGGTTTATATTATACATGGTTAATTTTTTATAAGGAATATTAAATGAAAAAAGAAATACCAGACTACAAATACTTTACCAAGCAGTCTTTGCTTGAAGCTAACAACGAAGCTTTACGCACTAATAGGAACAGAGCATTGGATAGTACTAAGTTACTTGAGCTTTCTGATACAGACAAGTTTCCAGTAATATTTACAATGCCCCATAATGATGTAGAGTTACGTTTAGGCGTTTTGCTAGACGGTGAGGGGGGTAAAGGGTACTTAGACGTACCATTTGAAACTTATGATAGTTTACCTAACATAAGTGAAATCGTGCAACTAAACTCATAGAAAGGGGGATATATGGCACACGAAGTAGAAACTATGGCTTATGCAGGGAAAGTTCCTTGGCATGGGCTAGGTCAGCAAGTAGATGATAATTTTACTCCTGACCAAATGTTAGAATCAGCAGGTCTTAACTGGACAGTTAGTAAACGTCCTGCTTATACAACTGACAAACCAAACTGTTGGAACATAATTGATCCGACTGGCGAAGCAAGTTTTCTTCGCTGTGAAGACAATTACTTCTTAGTTCGTGACAGTGATAACAAGGTGTTATCGCCTTGTGGTGAAGGTTATGTACCTTTCCAAAACTCAGAAGTGATGAACTTTTTTACCAAGTTTACTAAAGCAGGAAAAATGAAAATGGAAACTGCAGGAAGTTTAAAACAAGGTAAGGACATCTGGGGGTTGGCTAAACTAACTGGAAACTTCCAACTAGCAGGAGGTGATGAAATTAAAGGCTACTTGCTTTTGAATAATAGTCACCAAGTTGGTAAAGCTATGACAGTTATGTTCACACCAATAAGAGTTGTTTGTAATAACACTCTTACGATGGCACTTAATGCAGATGGCAATAGGTTTAGAGTATTACACTTACAAATGTTTGATGAGGAAATACAAAAGTCTGCTGAAGAAGCTCTTGGTATTAGTTCACAACAAATGAAGTTGTTCCAAGAACAGTCTGAGTTCCTAGCTAGCAAAAGAGCAAAGGATTCACAAATAGCTAACTATATTGCCGAACTGTTTCAATCTAACTTGTTAATTGAAAGGGCTAAACACCGTGAGTTAGATGTGAACAATAGCGTACCATTGCCACCACTATGGGATGAGTTTAAGCATACGGCACAACAAGTTTATGATGCTGTTGACTTATCTCCAGGAAGCAACCTTAAATCTGCAAAAGGTACTTGGTGGGGAGCGTTGAACGCAGTAACTTATGTTGTAGACCACCAGAAAAAATCCAAAGCTGAGGGTAACGCTTTACACTCTGCATGGTTTGGGACTGGTGCTATGACCAAAAGAAAAGCACTAGACAAAGCAGTTGAATATGCTAAAGTAGCTTGATAAAATAACTGTTGTCCTGTGATGCCCCTATTATTAGAATAGGGGCATTACTTAATTTTCCAAAGAAAGGGAAATATATGTTTTATGTTATTAGCGATGGTGTTCCAGGAAGTGATGGTCCACCTTTTTTGTTTTATAAATTTAAAGATTTACGAGTAGCTTCTAAAGCGATGGGTGTATTGGCTCATCCAGAAATGCTTTGTAATCTAGTTGTGTACAACGACGATAGCCTTGAAAGTTTAAAAGAAAATTATAGCAAAGAATTAATTGATTCTATTTGGCAGTCCTTTGGTCTGAAGGATTGTGCCGAAATAGAAGGTGGTAGATGGGACAATAATAAAGGATTCCCTAACCATAATACTTCATGCTTGGCTTTACATTCACTCGTAAAGAAAAAAGCAAAACTATATTCAGACCAATATATCAATCAAATTGTGGAGAACAAAATGGAAGTAAATGAAGAAAAACCAAAAGTAACTCAACCCAAGAGTAGTAATGGGTTTGATCCTAGCGATGTAATTGTAGCTTTGGTAAAGGAGCCAACTCCTAAAGTTGGCACTAACAGACATCGCAACCAACAAGTAATACTAGAATCTAAAAACTTGGCAGAAGCTTTAGATAAGCTAAGAAACTTAAATCCTTCTCCTGGAAGTTTAAAAGATGTTAAGATAGCTATAGAAGCTAAAGCTATAGAGTTGCGTCCTGCAAATGGTTAGTGAGTTATTAGATGAAAGTATGGTTGAAAAGTTTTTCTATTGGATAGATGAACGCCATAACATGTTCAAAGTGAGGAGTGCAGGAAAGCCTCCTCCTTGGACTTACGACCCCATATTAAGGGATTATAAATTTACAAATCCGTTTAGGGAAAATGATAGGGTAACAGTTTGGATGCGTCAGAACTGGACTAAACCAAATGACAATCGTCCTCCTGCTGAAATTATATTTAACTGTTGTTTGTTTAGAATGATAGGTACAAGTGAGTTTGCTGAAGAGCATGGTTGGGTAAAAGATTGGGAACCTGAATCAACTAAATTTATTTTAGAAAAAAGGTTACACGAAGGTTTACGAACTTTTACTGGAGCATATATAATTACTAATCAAGGTATAAAGAAACCTAAATCTGAGGTTGTTGTAGATGAGTTTCTCATCCCGATATGGAAAGCGAAAGAAGATCTGGCGAAGGTATCCCAAGAAACGCAGTCGTTACAAGCCACGCATGAAGCGATGGGTAAGTTTAGGGGATGGGGAGGGGGAGGCTTTATGTCATACGAAGTCGTTACCGACCTCAACTACACGTCTGTTTTGGGGACGGCAAAAGACCGTTATACTTGGGCTAACGCAGGACCAGGAGCAAAGAGGGGACTGAATAGGTTATACAAGAGAGATTTAAAAAAGTCGCTTTCACAAACTCAAGCTAACTTAGAAATGCAAACTCTATTATACGAAGCTCAAGATCATTTGCCTTTTAGGTTTGGTCCAAAAGACCAAGTAGATATGCGAACCATTGAACATAGCCTTTGTGAGTTTGATAAGTATATACGAGTAAAAAATGGGGAGGGTAAACCACGAAGTAGATATAATGGTAAGCAAGATGACCTTTTCCAAAAACCACCTGAGGGAGCAGTACTATGAGAATACTTATGACAATGTATCAGATTCAAGATTATGGTGGTATTATAAATCATGTAGAGTTTTTAGCTCAAGGGCTAAAAGAGTTAGGACATGAAGTTGATTTCCGTATGCTTATCCCTAGAGACAAGTATACTCCTATGCGAAAGCTACCTAAAGATATAAGGGAATACACTACAAAGCTTGAAGGTACTGGATATCCACACCACCAAGCAAGAGGTTGGATTAGAGTACCAAAGATACCATATCTAAGTTCTTACCATAGAAAAAACTTTGTGCATGATATGGGTAAGTATGATGCTGTCCTTTGGCATATTCCAGTACCTACGTTAAATAAAGATAATGAAGGTGTTAAGGAGTGGTTAGAACTTTATGATAATGGAACTAAAAACATAGCTATCATACATGATGGTAACTTACCTCATTTGTATCCTCACTTAGCAAAAGTTTCAAAACACTTTATCGGCTCTGTTTGTGTACATAACTCAGCTTATGAATCTTCTGCTAAAATGGATTTACCTCGCACTATGATATGTAACCCTTTTGATGTTACCCAAGAAAACTTAAATTCATTTGAAGAAAGGACTGGTTTGGTTGCAGTACAAATATTCAAAGCTTGGAAACGTATGGATACTTTAGTAAGAGCAATCTCTTATATGAAAAATGAGCAAAGCAAAATAGTTGGTGGAGCAGGGATTGAATATAGGTACATGACAAGTAAAGATAAGTGTAAAGAAAAGTACTTTGAACCTGATGGTACTCGTATTTGGGATAATGCTTTAGAACACGGAATGCATTATGCAGGAGTTTTACCAAACGAAAAAGTTTTTTCTATTTTAAAAAACGCTCGTGTACAAATTGATCCAAGTTGGTCGGTTAAATATTCAGGGTTCGGATCCCATTTTAATAGAACAACTGTAGAAGCGATTATTTGTGGTGCTGTTCCAATGGCAACAGACTTAGGTATGATAACTTCATCTCAAAAAGTAAAACATCCTTTTCATAGTCAGGGTGATAAACAAAACTATATTCAAATACCACACGATTCTACTCCTCAAGAATTTGCAGACATAGTAGACGATGCTGTAACAGTAAAAGTCAGGTGGTTAAAGTTGCAAGAAAACGGAAAACAGATTTTACCTCAGTTTGATAAAGTAAATGTAGCACAAAAATATATTGACTTTATTAATGGTGGTTATGAAAAAACAGACAAAGGTGAAGTAGATGACCTAGTTTTTCAAAAATGTAATAAAAACTTGCAGTTTTTTAATATTGACCCAATAGAGCCAAAAAATGACTCCGTTTAAAGCCCTTCAGACGGTCATAAACAAGGTGGGTAGTATGTTTGTACCCCAAAATATTAATCAAATAGCGTAGGAGCTTTATATGTATAATTTTTATGTTAGGAACGTAAGCGAAGCACTTTTTGTAGTAAAACAGTCCTTAGAAGAGAATGGGGTAGCTGTAAGTACTCGTGGTGGTGATGTTTTAGAGTTTCCTGGTCCAGTTACCACTACTTATACTCACCCAAGAGAAAGAGTATTGTTTTATCCACAACGGGACGCTAACCCTTTTTTCCATTTTATGGAAAGTTTATGGATGTTAGCAGGACGTAATGACGTGCAGTTTGTAAATACTTTTAATGGACGCATGAACCAATACTCAGACGATGGTATAACGTATCATGGTGCTTATGGTTATAGGTGGAGAAAATGGTTTGGCTATGATCAGTTTGATAGAGTAATAGAAAGGTTGCTTTCTTTTCCAAACGACAGACGTACAGTTTTAACAATGTGGGATCCAGTAAAAGATTTAGTTGAAACAAACAATGGTAAAGACTACCCATGTAATACTCAAATATTTTTTAGTGAAAGAAAAGACCTACTTAACATGACAGTAGTAAATCGTAGTAATGATTTAATTTGGGGAGCGTATGGTGCAAACGCTGTTCACATGTCTATGCTTCAAGAATACTTTGCAGGAAGGTTAGAGTTAGGTGTTGGTACTTATACTCAATTTAGTAATAATCTTCACGCTTATGTTGATATACTAGAAAGATTAAAAGATATGCCACCAGACTACGAGCCTTACTTAACTTTAGGTGAAGATGGTACGAGTTATAACCCAATGCCTATAATGGATTCGTTTACAACTTTTGATGATGAGTTAAATACTTTTTTCAAAATATGGGACGATAAAGAAACGTATGATGTTTTAGATGAATTAAAAAAGGTACAGTTTGAAAACTCTATTTTTTCTGAGGTAGCTGTCCCCATGTTGGAATGTTACTTTAATTACAAAAGAGCAAAGATGGCTGACTTTAGAGAAATTCATACTTTTTATAAGGATGAAAGTAAAAAAGAAACATTCGAAAAAGAAGAGTGGGGTTTGTTTTTAAACAGACACCAAAAAGAAGTACACAAAGAAGCTTGGGAAGGAGGTAGATACCATGCACTAGAATCAGCAAAGAGCATTAAAGATCTAGCGTGGAGAAAAGCTTGCGTAGAGTGGATAACTAGAAAGTTATATGATCCAATAAAACCAAAGAAAGGCAGAAAAAGTGAAAAACCCAAGTGAAATTATTAAAATTGTAGAAAGAGTAGCCTTGTATGATGTTGAAGGGCTACATGTGTCTGAGCAAAGCTACGGCGATAGTTGGAAACAACGAGGAGGTGTAGGTGCTTTTATGATGCTTGCTCGTAAATGGGACAGGCTAGAAAAACAAGTAGAGGATAAACACTACGATATATTTAAATCAGCCCAAGCCGACAAACGTAAAGAAGGTATTATCGACGATGTGCGTGATCTCAGGCGTTATTTAATGTTAGTTGAAGCAGAGTTAATTAGGCAAGGAACAGTTAGTGACTACCCTAAACATTCCAAACAAACTAGATAAAGAAGTTAAAGCTGTTTGTGATTGTGGCTTGGAGAGTAAGGTAACAACTTTTCGTAGGCTGAAAAACAAATGGATTTTTTGTAAATGTAAAAAACCAATGAAAGTGAAAAAAGATGAGACAACTCCCCCTATTTCAACCCCCTACTGAATGGGTAATGCCTGATGGTTATCCAGATTTAAAAGGTTACACAGAAGTAGCTATAGACTTAGAAACTAAAGACCCTAATCTAACCACGCTTGGTTCAGGGTGGGCTAGAAGAGATGGATATATAATAGGTGTAGCTGTAGCTGTAGAGGGTGGACAATGGTACTTTCCCATACGACATGAAATTGGTCCTAACTTAGATGAAAGGCTTACACTTGAATGGGTTAGAGACCTTGTATCTATTGATCGTGACTATGTATTTCACAATGCTCCGTATGACGTCGGTTGGTTATTGGCTAATAATATCCATGTAAAAGGTAGAATAGTAGACACTATGGTGGTTGCTCCTTTATTAGATGAAAATAGGTTTAGCTATGCACTTAACTCGCTAGGTAAAGATTACCTACAAGAGAAAAAATCAGAAGTAGAACTTAGAGAAGCCGCTGAAGCATTTGGTGTGAGCCATAAAAGTGAGATGTGGAAACTTCCTGCTCACCATGTAGGAACATACGCAGAAAAAGATGCTTCATTAACTCTAAAACTTTGGAAGTTATTTAAGTCCCTTATAATAAAGGAGGACATTCAGGACATATTTGATTTAGAACTAAAAGTACTCAAAACAATTATACCCATGAGGGCAAAGGGTGTAAGGGTTGATTTAAATAAAGCTGAAAACGTAAAGGCAAATCTTTATTACAGAGAACAAGAACTTTTAAAAAAGATAAAAGCTAAAACTGATGTAAATGTAGAAATATGGTCTGCTGAAAGTGTAGCTAAAAGTTTTGATTCAATAGGTCTTACTTATGGTAAAACAGAAAAAACTGGAGCACCTAGTTTTACAAAGGGATTTTTAGCTAACCACGAACATGAGTTACCTAAAATGATTGTAGAAGCGAGGGAGTTAAACAAGGCAAGAACTACCTTTATAGATACAATATTAAAACATCAGGTTAATGGTCGCATTCATGCAGAGTTACATCCTTTGCGTAGTGATTCTGGTGGCACAGTCACTGGTCGGTTTAGTTACAGTAATCCTAATTTACAACAAATCCCTGCACGACACGGTGAAATTGGTCCACTAATTCGTAGCTTATTTATACCCGAACAAGACACTCTATGGGGGGCATTTGACTATAGTAGCCAAGAACCTCGCCTTGTGGTGCATTATGCAAAACTAATGAATTTTAGAGGAGCAGAAAAGTTTGCAGAGCAGTATAACATAGACCCATTAACAGACTTTCATCAAATGGCGTCTGACATTGTAGGTGTCCCACGCAAGCAAGCTAAAGATATTAACCTCGGCTTGTTTTATGGTATGGGGAGCAAGAAACTTTCAGCAAGCTTGGGATTAGAATATGAAGATGCAAAAGAGTTGTTTGCTATCTACCACGAAAAGGTCCCATTCGTAAAAGCCTTATCCGATTATGCTACTAATCGTGCTACACAAAAAGGAGTTATAAGAACATTGCTTGGGCGTAGATGTAGATTTGATAAATGGGAGCCAAATGCCTACGGTTCATGGAAACCTATGTCATATCAAGAAGCGTACACGGAACATGGTCCTGCAATCAAACGAGCGTTTACATATAAAGCACTCAACAAACTAATTCAAGGATCAGCCGCTGATCAAACTAAATCAGCAATGGTAGCTCTACACGAAGAGGGTATTACACCCATGATACAAGTTCACGATGAGTTAGATGTTAGTGTAGAAAATGAAAAACAATGTCTGCAAATAAAAGAAATTATGCAGGAATGTGTCCAGTTAGAAGTACCAAGTATAGTAGATGCTGAACTTGGTCCTAATTGGGGGGAAGCTAAACAAACTTTGAGTGATAAACCTTGGACTCGAGGGTTGAAAGATAATCACTCTGTCATGCAAACATAGGAGAAAAAAATGACAAAATTTAATGATGAATTTATTCATGAAGTAAAAAACCATTGGAAAAAGAACAAAGGTAAAACTTTGGGTGATAAAACTGGTGGTATTCACATAGAAAGAACAACAGAGAAAAAATATGGTTTGCAAGATTTAGCAGATCATTTTAACATAACGGAAGGACAAGCCAGAAGATTACTTTACGTTAAATAAAAGGGAGAACAAAATGAAAGAAAACTTTAAAGATTGTTTGAGTATGCTTTTAAAACATGAGGGAGGTTTTGTAGACCACCCAAAAGATCCAGGAGGTGCAACAAATAAAGGAGTAACCAAAAAGGTTTACGACGAATATCTTGGTAGGGAATGTACTATTGATGAATTAAAAAACATTCCAATGGATCATGTAGAAGAAATATATAAGAAAAATTATTGGGATAAAGTAAAGGGAGATGATTTACCTAACGGAGTCGACTTTTCAATCTTTGACTGGGCTGTGAATAGTGGTCCTGGAAGAGCATCAAAAGCTTTACAAAAAGTAATTGGTGCAACACAAGATGGAGCCATTGGTCCTAAAACTCTTCAACTTGTAGATACTAAATCACCAAAAGAAATAATTGACAGAGTATCAGAAGAAAGAGAAAACTTTTATCGTTCATTGAAAACCTTTGATACATTTGGTAAGGGTTGGATAAGACGCAATGATGAAACAGCCCACTTCAGTATGACTTTATATTCACTGAAAAAATAATTACAGTCTTCTATTTTTAGTTGTTGTATATATAACGTATGAATATATTTTTACTCGACTGGAATATTGAAAACTGCGTTCAATGGCATTGTGATAAACATGTCGTCAAAATGCCACTTGAAAGCACTCAAATGTTATGCACTGTCCATTGGCACTACGATAGTCCTGCACCTTACAAGCCTGTCCATGCCAAACATCCTTGTACTTTATGGGCAGGACGAACAATTGAAAACTATTCTTTTCTATGGAAGCTCGCTATAGCTTTATGTAAAGAGTATACTTATCGATACGAAAAAAGACATGCGTGTGAAAAAGTATTATCTTTTTTAAAATGCCCTCCACCTAAATTAAAAAGCAGAGGGTTCACAAAGTTTGCTCAGGCAATGCCTGACGAGTATAAATCTACTGATCCTATAGTTGCTTATAGGTCTTATTACATTAACGAAAAATTAGGAATAGCTACATGGAAAAAAAGAAGTCAACCCCCATTCATAAAAAACCAAATAGAAATATTATCCCATTCCCAGAGGAAAGAATTAAACGTTTCATAAAAGGTCCTGTTATGCTTACAAAAGAAGAGGTAGAAACTTGTCTCTGCAGTCTTTGTGACAACGATAAGTTTTTTCTAGTGAGCTCAACTGGAGGTGAAATAGGATGTACGAACTGTGGAAATTTGATAGCAGGAACGTGGAAACCCCACTGACAAAATAGTACTTGCTCATTTTTATTTATAGTTATTTAATATAATACACGCTAACCATTTTATCTAGAAAGGGAATAAAATGAATAATGACAATGTAACATATTTGAACATGTTGAGTGACGATGTAACTTATGAGCGTTTACTCAACAAGATAGAAAATTCTAATTTACCTGATACCCCAATGACGCCACTTGAAGCACTCGCTTGTTTAGATTGGTCGAGTCCTACAGTACCTGAAGCGAAACATTTTGGTATCAACAGTTTAAAAGGCAGGATTTCTTTTACCAAAGACCATACATTTGTGATTGACGGTAATACGTTATATATCCACAATGAAAACTATGTTGGTGAAGGTTCTAGAGAATTTGTCTTATCGGAGTAAGGGGGAGATAATCAATCCTTTCGGGGCGAGTTGTATAGACGCGTCTCACCTGAGCTGTGGATCTTTCTGTTTTTCGCTCCCCCCATGTGTGAAGAGACACACCGTTCATTGTGAAAAACTATAGAAAGCAAAGTGGGTGATTATCACAAAGGCATGCCCTATAAATTCACGGAAAAACTATACAACGAAAGCAGACGTTGGCGAACCGTGATAGAGTTTTAAAGGTCCTCTATCACGGTGAACCATCTGAATTAATAAGATAACAAAAGACTTTATACTTGATTATTTATATGTAATAAATATAATATTAATTTTAACCAACGCTCGCAGAAAGGAGCTTCTATGCCTAGCATTACTAAATATCGTCTAGCCCAACTTGAAAAGATGGAGCAAGTACTAAGCATGATTACGACACGTAAGTTGTATGATTGTTTCAAGACTATTACCAAAGACGAGTTCTATGAACTACTTGGTGATCGTTACAATATATTTTATCGCACACACTTTGAAGATGGTGTTTGCCCTCTACCACAATATTATATGGATCACTTTATCCGAACATTCAAAAGTGATACACGCAATTATAAGACTACTATATTCGCAAAGGATGGTAGCATAATAAAAGAAAGTGAAGGCATTATGTGTCACGATGTTCTTGAAGATATTATGAAAAAGTTTGGTCTTGAAGAGCACCTTCATCATGCCTACAGTAATTGGAATGGTCGCCAAAAGATACACTTCTATCTTATGGATAAGTGTTGGGAACACATTGAAGAGCGTCAGCTAAAAGTTGTACGAGTAAAGCATGGTGACTACAATGGGTAAGATGAAAGCATTTCTAATGGAGGAGCGTGAAAACACGCTCTCCCAATTTGCAGAAGCCATTATCAACAAAGACCAAGCTATCGCTAAACTGCGAAAGTTTGGTATGGAAGAAGATGAAATAGAATGTATCATCGACGAGTTGATCACTGAGCATGAAATGAACCACCGTTCTAGAATATATACTTTCTGGACAAGGAACAAACCGAAAAATTGGTGGGGATCATGACGCTGTTTTTCTGTTTCGTGTTCTTAATATTATTTATCAGTTTATTTTTTAAATAGGAGGAAGTATGGAAATAAAACGATTTTATCCCTCTAGTGGTTCAGTCTACCATATAAAGGGAGCCTTAAAACAATATGACCCTAAATTTCTACAATGGGATGTACCCCAAGATAGGGAAGCAAATGGGAAAGTGATAAAGGGCAGACCCACACGAGGGTTTGGTAATAGAGAGTTTAACTATGCAGGAAAGCTTATGACTCCTGAACCTTGGACTGCTCACCCTGACGTACACGACTTATTGGTTGAAGCCAACAAAATAACCAAGATGGCTATTTGTGATGATTGGCTTGACCGTAAAACATTCAAAGGTTATGACTTTTGCCTAGTCGGTTTATACCGTGATGGTAGTGAGGGCATACCTTTACATACTGATACTGTACCAGATATTGACGACCTAGTGTTTTCAGTATCGTTTGGTGCAACAAGAATATTTGAGTGGCGACAATATGAGTTGAATATAAAAGCCCATTCAAATACGAGCAAGCTACAGTTTCTTGACCACAAGCTAGGTGAAACTGGATATGCCTATACAACTGATTTGTTTCTTATGGAGCATGGTGATGTTCTTATATTTGATGGCGATAGCCAAATGCAAAGCAGACATGGCGTACCTGAGCTACTTGGTCAAGGTGGCTCGCGAATCAATCTTACCTTTAGATCAGGATTATAGGAGGATATTATGAAAGGAAAAGATCTACAAATGTTAAGCCAAGACGAAATGAATGATTGGCTACAATTCAAATTAGACTGCTTTAACTACTTAGACGAATTAAGGGAAAGTGGTCAAACGAACATGTTCGGGGCTAGACCTTACCTCATGGAGCAGTTCGACATTAGCAAAAACGAAGCCACTGATATATTATCAGAGTGGATGAAGGCACATCGTGCTTGAAGCGTTGGTATGTCTTGCAACTGCAATTTACTTTGAAGCCAGAGGTGAACCTACCGTCGGGCAAATTGCAGTCGGGCAAGTAATCATGACTAGGGTAGCAGACTATCGCTATCCTAGTACTGTATGCGAAGTAGTAAAAGAAGGATACTATTATTCATGGAACACGAGCATTCCAATCCCTGATAAATGTCAATTTAGTTTTTACTGTGATGGTAAACCAGAAACAATAGAAGATGAACAAGCTTATCTATGGGCTGAGGAAATTGCATCAGGTTTATTATATGGTGAGTTAAATCATATAGATCTTACTGAAGGTTCTACTCATTATCACGCATATTGGGTTAGTCCCAGTTGGAGTGAAATGTTTACACAGACAGTAAGAATAAATGACCATATATTTTATCGGTGGGACGTTGAGTAAAAAGTTGCATCTTTTTTTGTCGAGGGTGTTACTAAATTATAAATCCCGTGTTATACTATAATTATATATTAACCAATGTTCGTAGAAAGGAGCATTTTATGAGAAAAATAACTGAAGAAGCTTGTGAAGCATTTAGAAACAATGAAGGATTTAGTTCAAACAATACAGTAATTACTGTCGGGTTTGATGGTACATTCATGTATTTGTTTGGGAACTTAATTGCTTGGAAAGATGTTGACGGTATGTACTTTAATCTTTGTGGATGGAATACCCATACCACGAGGGAAAGGTTAAATGGTCTACTAAAAACTTTAGATATTAAGTTTCGCATTGTTCGTAGAAACGGTGACGCATTTGCACAGAGTACTGTTATAGATACTGCAATACTTGACGAAATGTGGCTAGACGAAAACTCAGACTATGAAGTATCTTATGTAACAGACCACTTCAATAATGTTGAGCAACGCATAGCAAAATACTATGAGGAAAGGGTTATATGAAAGTAAAAGATTTAATTAAAAAGCTTCAGGGTTACGACCCTGAAGCTAAAGTTCCTCAGTCGATTACTAAATCGCCTTTTTTAAATGAATATGAAGATATTTATTCCGACGATTACATACGACCATGGAAGTTTAGACAACCACCTAAGATATTTACTGGAAGCCTAGACAACCCCACCGAAAAAGATAAGCAAGCAGAGCATGATACTTTACACAACGATGAAGATCCACGCGAGCAACTTGGCAAGGAAATTTATTCGGGAGGTGCATTCAGTGATATTTCTGCAAGGGACGAAGGTTATCCTAACAGAAAACAAATAATCAATTTAATTAACGAAAAACTCGCAAAGTATGATACAATGATAAAAGAACTTTACGATGAAATATATGAACTTAAAATGAGGGATTAAAGTTATGGAGAGGGATAGGCAAAACTCTCAAATGTTTCCTCGCTGGATATGTTTTAGCCTATCTTTCTCCACCAAAATAAATAGGAGAAACTTATGAAATCTAAATACGATTCAAAATTAGTTGCAAGAGTTCACAAAAGAAACGCTAATGAAAACATTACTTTGAAGCAGTTAGCTAAAGAGGAAGGTCTTAAAGCAGGACAGCTTTACTACATACTCTATAATCTTAACCCAAATAGATCCCATTCTAACAGAGGAAAAGATTTGCAAAGGGAAATTAAAAAAGCAATTAAACATGTAGAGCCATCTAGAGTTAAACGTAACATCAAAGAAGCAACCGTCACACTCCGTCCTGTACTCGCTAAGAAAAGAAAAAACATTCCAGGAATCTCATTTTTTGATTGGCTCCTCGGCAGAAAATGAGTTAGAGTAAATTAACACAATATTTCTCCCAAGATATATTTAAAAGTGATTTTATTTTTTCCTCTCCCCAGTCTTAGACTGGGGGCTTTTTTTGACCAAAAACAATCAATTTAGCTAAAATAGTCAAAATATTTTGGGTTAGTTTACTACCTAAAACACATTTGTGACTGTCTGAAGGGCTTTAAAACAGTCTTAATTTTAATCAAACAAGCCAAAAATTGCCAAAAACCAAGGAACTTGGATATTCCTTGACCAGGCTAGGTATAAAAAATTGGAGGACGTATAGCCCTCCAACTTAAAATTTTATGTCTCGGCTAAGTAATACTTGATAAGATAGTTAACTGTATTTTGATAACTAACCACTAATCCCGTTTCTTCCTCTATACAACCTTTGATATATGTTAAATCTTCTATTGTTTTTGGATCCTTAATACCAATTTGTGTAGTAGGAATATCTTTATGCGTAATTTTATTATACATACTCCTGCGAGTAGCTTTTTGTTTAACCTCACTCATGATTGTGAGCCGTAAATGACGTTCCCATTTAACAGTAAATTATAAGGAGTTTTACGCACTTGATCTTGACTTACTGTACCAATCCATTTATAAATCAAGTTAGGGTATTTGTGATTATAACTGCGTTCACTTTTTAACATACCCCTCATTTTTTTGAGTTCAGCATCACTTAAATCATTTGAAGCATAGACAGCTACTAAACTTTTAGTGAGCTTACATAAAGACACAAAAGTATAAAATTTATGAGACATGACATCACCTTTACTAATTGTTGAAATATACTAATAATATACAAGCTACATAATCAAGTATAAAGTCTTTTGTAATCCTTTGTTTTCCTTGACCAAGCTAAGTTAAAAAATAAGGCACAGTCAAAACCATGCCTTACTTGATTTAAGTTTTTAGATATTCCTCAACGACCCAACTATGAAAATCTTCCACATGCTGAGGTTCGTAAATGTACCAAGTTTTGATTGTGTCTGGCTTGACATCATCATTATTCCAGTTGGTTAAAAAGACCTCAACACTACTTGCCAACGGCATTGGTTGAACTGGTGAGTGTACGATGGTCATTTGTTGGAGGTCGTCAATATGCCAAACTGCTACGTTTGGGTGGACTTCCTTACCACCAAAGTTTAATTGGGATAACTCGTTACCTTGACCCTCATAATATTTTGCGACGTCATGTATACGGCTAACGACGTCCATAAAAAGTGAGTAACGATTATTATTAATTACTGGATTGTACGACATTTGATGTCTCCTTGTTAATTGTTAACGTTATATTAAATATATATGTATTATATACTAAGACACTTCTTTTTTAGTCCTTTATTTTCCTTGATTAGACTGGTCAACTCCTTGAAAACAAAAGATAAAATACTGGTATATTAAAGATAAATAATGTGTATACTTATAATATATATTTAATTTTTAATAATAATGAAAGGATATTAAAATGGAAAATTATTTACCTAGTGTGACAGAATATAAAGCTAATCGTGGTTATATATTAGCTGTCCCTAAACCTGAGGACTTACAGCAATCTCCTAAGGTACTTCTCACTACTGTATATTATACAGAATGTATGTCTAGTAATGGATGGCATCAGTGTGAACCTGATGTCCACATGAGAGCTTGGCGTGATAGTTATACAGAAGTTGAGCGTAAAACAACTTTTGAAGATATTATTCAAGAGCATGAGGAATGGGTCAACCAAAGACTTGCTTGTGGTGCTCGTTTAGATCACTTAGCTAGAATTGATTACGTTACTCAAAAAGTGGTGTCAGCATGAGTAAGTTTGCTAAATGTGCTGAAGTCCCTGTACTAGAACTAACGAAAACTTGGTTGCAGGAGGAAATTGAAACTTGGCAAGGCGTGGTTGACGGAGTAGAAGTATTGTCCGACGGCACGGGAGATATATGTAAAGGCAGATATGAATGTGCAAAAAATCTGTTAATCCAAATTGATAAATGGGAGAAACAAAATGGGAAATAGATGTAGCTTTTGTGAGGAAAAAACCGATACCGACATACTTATACTCAATGATAATGACTGGTTGGAGTTTTGCCCTCCGTGTGGGGAAAAACAAAAAGTGACAAATAAAATTACTGGAGAACAACTACGATTAGTTGACTACTATGCAAGAATGTGGGACCAAAATTTTCAGGAAGGAGGTAAAAATGGCTGATATTGAAAAACGAGTCGTAGCACTTGAAACTGACGTATTGAATGAATTAAAAATATGTCGTGACAAATTGTGCAAGGAACTTGGATTCACCACTTTGAGCTTAAATAATACTGTTTCGTATTTGATAAAATGCAAAGCAGTATTTGATGAAACGCCAAAGATGGTAGAAGAAGCTGTCACAAAAGCATTACAAGACAGATAACTTTACTATATAGAAGGTAAATTCATAAAAGTGTAAAATCGTTTTTACACAATCCATAATATACAATATCTTGCTATCTAACAATAACAATGAGTTAGTGGCAAGATTGTATATTTTATTCTACTTTCGGGGCTTTCTGGGAAAAAACAGGACGCCCTTTAATTTTTTACTTTAATATCATTTGGTACTATTATATAAAGTATCTATGGTACTCGCAAAGAAAACACACAAAGAAAAACTTGATGTAGTTGCAAATCCTCGTAAAGAAAAACAAATTACTCCAAAGCAAGAAGAATTTGCTAGATTGTATGTTTGTGAAGACATAACCCAGACCGAAGCCGCGATTCGTGCAGGATATTCAGTCGCATCTGCTCATGCTATTGCTTCGCAGTTGTTAGATGGCAGACGTTACCCTCATGTTGTAGAGCGAATACGTGAAATCAAACAAGAGTTAGCACAGAAATATGAAGTGACTTTTGAAGGTCATGTAAAAAAACTCGCGGAAATTCGCGATCAGGCAATCACAGCAGGGAACTTCGCATCAGCAGTCGCGGCTGAAAAAAGCAGAGGTCAAGCGGCAGGACTTTATATTGATCGTAAAGAGATACTGCATGGAAAGATAGATCAAATGAGTAAGGAGGAAGTTATGAAAGAAATTCAACGACTCCAAAATGAGTTTCCTGCACTCAAAGCAGTAACTCAAGATAACTTAATTATAGAACATAAAAACCAGATAACAAAAGATAATTAAAGAGTAGTCCACCATAAAATCTTTTATTATATTATTAGTATAAATTAATTAATAACTATTTTTAAGGAGCTAATTATGGGCGATTATAAATGTAAAGTCACTTATACAGATGACAAAGGTGAGAAACACGATGTTTATTGTTATGGTGACCTTCAAGAAGACAGCAATGTACTAGTCGTATATGGAGAAGATGGCGAGGAAATTTATGCTGATGGTGTTGAAAGTTCATGGACAAAAACTGTTAGAAAGATAGCAAAAGAAATGTATGGTCATGGCAAGTATTTTGAAGAAGATGCACCTTTATATGAGGTCACTTCCTGCTGATTAAACAAGATAAATAAGGTGTAGCAAATCCTGTTGCACCTTGTTATCTTTTCTTTATGGGTAATCCCGAAACAAAATTATGGAAAGATTTAAGAGAAGGCACAAAGGAGTTAGGTGTCTTTTGGACTAGAATTGAGTCATGGGCTATGCCAGGAATCCCTGATGTGCATGGCATAAAAAATGGCAAAAGTTTTTGGCTTGAGTTAAAGGTGAGTAACTTAAAGTCCCTAAAGTCTTTAAATCTACGTCCACATCAAATATCGTGGCAGACCCAGTATTTTCTCAATGGTGGACAAGTCTGGAACTTGGCGAAGCTCCCTTCCGCTCGCACCTTGTATTTATTTAGGGGTGACAAGAGCCTTCTATTAGGAAAAGGATTGACGGGAGATGAGCCACCACTCCCTGACTGGACATGTCCTGCTCCCTACGATTGGACTGGACTCTTGCATCATATCTTATCACATCAATCCCATTCAGGAAAGAGAAAGATTCTCCCATCCTAAAAGAGAGAATCCTTGATCATCGGTTCGTCAAGGATCTTCTTTGATCTTTGATTCATTGATCTTCCTTGATCCTTGAAAATCCTTGATTCCCTTGAGAGAAGAGAGGAAATGAAAATCCTTGATTCCGTGATTCTCTTTTCTTGACTGTCTATGTCAGGGATAAAAAAAGATCATCGGGGAGCATTTTATTGTTGTTCCCGGACTTTTTATTTGCTATTCTATACTTGTACTTGCAATTAAGCATTTACACTATTCTCGTAGAAAGGAGAATTGATATGGCTAAAAAGTCAACTAAGGCAGTTGTCAAGACTGCACCAAAGTCCAAAGCTCAAGTTGTAAAGGCTGAGCTCCTAGTCACCGATAAAGAGTTGTCTTATGACGACGTGTGGCAATTTGTCAACGAGCATGCAGGAGGCAACGACGCGAACGTCTACATCCAACCTCTTGACAATGTAAAACTTGACGATCCAAAGCCTGTCCCCTTTGGTTATGGCGGACAGTCCGGAGGTGTCAGGCAAACCATCCAAGATTGGATGCTTAGAGGGATTGACGGCTCTATGTCGTTAAGGCTTATACTTGATAAGTCTGCCAAGCTTGGTCACTCTAAGAAACGTCCTAATTGCTTGCATGCTTTGATGCATGGTGGATACTCACCAAGCAGTAAAACTTGGATGACTCCATACATCAAACTAGTTGTCAAAGGCTAGTACTATCGGGACGTCAGGCTATGTCTGGCGTCCTTTTTTCCCATCCCATTCAAGAGAATCAGGGACTGTCCCATTCCCGAGAACAAGACTTGTCATAGTGTGAACGTTAGCGTTGACACTCTTAGAGTATCACTATTTATCATCAAGGAAAATCCTTGATCCGCATAATAATATAAAAATCAAGGACTACTCAATTATAATTGTTGGGTTATAGTGCTTATATGTTTTTAATACTAATACTTATACTGACAATCTTAATACTTACCACATTACGGTAAAGGATTGTCCCAGTCATAAGAGAGTCCCTTACACCTATACGCTCAATACAAATGTCCCTTAAAAAAGTTGTCAAGGAGTTAATTTTTTTATTTACAAGTATATTAAAAGTATAGTAATAATATAAGCAAGCCCAAACAATTATGTTTAGGTGGTAACCCAAAGGGGTCGTACAATGGTACAAAATAATAAAAATGCTAGCACTAGCAATAAAGGTGCAAACCAAACTAAAACACCAGTATTAACTAATAATGGTACTGGTAAAACTGGCGTAACTAATACAATGTTATGGGCGTTTATAAACACCCATGCCAATGGTAATATTAACAACGTTGTAGTAGTACCAAATAAAAACGTTGTTACCAACCCAACACCAAATAAACCTGCAACGCCATTTGGTTATGGTGGCAAGGGCAACGGTGTTAGGGCAACTATACAAAATGCTTTATTGTTTGGCACTAACCCAACCAACAGCAACCAACCTTTTAAAAATGTTGGTAGTGCTTTAAGCTTTGCAAGTAAATTGGGGCATAGTGCAAAAAACCCAATTTGTTTATTAGCACTGTTAAATGGTGGTTACAGCCCTAGTAGTAGCACTTGGGGCGTTGGTTTTATAACTTTGCAAGTTAAACCAACAACCAAATAAAAAGGTACTTGGGGGGCGTTAGGGTAACACCTAACGCCCTTTTTTTATACCCACCATTTTTGACGACGTTCATAGCCATGTCCTTGGGCGTGGCAAGTTTTCCGCGATTCGTGGTATATCAAAAAATTATTAAAATCGTATACCCCTTTTTTCAAAATAATTCATTAGGTTCATTGTCGTTTGAAAATTTTCGATATATAAGAAAATTATGACTATGGATTTATCTCTATTGCCTGAAGACAAACTGAGGAATTTTGCTCTTTTGTTAGACAGGGCAAAGTCCATGCAAGAAGCTGAAGCTTGCCAAGAAGACTTCCTTACTTTTGTACAAAGCGTTTGGTCTGATTTTATACATGGCAGACACCATGCTATTATGTCGGAAAAATTCAATCGCCTAGCTCGTGGTGAGTTGAAACGTTTAATCGTGAACATGCCACCAAGACATACGAAATCTGAATTTGCGAGTTACTTACTTCCTGCTTGGTTGATGGGACGTAAGCCAACTTTAAAAATTATGCAGACAACACACACAGCCGAGTTAGCTTTTAGATTTGGTCGTAAAACAAGGAACTTGATGAATAGTTCTGAGTATACAAGGGTTTTTCAAAACGTCCAGTTACGAGCAGATTCTCAAGCGGCAGGACGTTGGGAGACGAGTGCAGGAGGTGAATATTTCGCCGCAGGAGTCGGGGGTGCTGTTACAGGGCGAGGTGCTGACTTGTTAATTATTGATGACCCACATTCCGAACAAGATGCTTTATCGCCAACTGCTATGGAAAATGCGTATGAGTGGTACACTTCTGGACCTAGACAGCGTTTACAGCCAGGAGGTTCAATAGTAATCGTGATGACACGTTGGGCTGAAAATGATTTGACTGGTAAATTATTAAAGCAACAAGGCAGAGATATATTGGCAGACCAATGGGAAGTAGTTGAGTTCCCTGCTTTGATGCCTGAAACTAATGAACCTTTGTGGGGTGAGTTTTGGAACAAGAAAGACTTATTAGCTGTAAAGGGTAGTTTGTCTATAGGTAAATGGGAAGCCCAATGGCAACAAAACCCCACTAGTGAGTCAGCCGCGATTTTGAAACGTGAGTGGTGGAAAAAATGGGAAAAGGAAGATTTACCCCCTTTACAATATATAATGCAGAGTTATGATACTGCATATAGCAAAAAGGAATCTGCTGATTATAGTGCGATAACAACTTGGGGAGTTTTTTATCCAGAGGAAGGTGAAGCACCAAACATTATTCTTGTTGATGCCAAGCGTGGACGATGGGACTTTCCTGAACTAAAAAGAATATCTTATGAAGAATATAAATACTGGGAACCAGAAATGGTATTAATAGAAGCAAAAGCTTCAGGTATGCCATTGACCCAAGAGCTAAGAGCTACGGGAGTTCCAGTAACAAACTACAGCCCAAGTAGAGGTAACGATAAACACATGCGAGTAAATTCTGTTGCACCTTTGCTAGAAAGTGGGTTAGTATGGGCTCCAGAGTCTCGTTGGTCTGAAGAGGTGATTGAAGAGTGTGCTCAATTTCCTGCAGGAGAAAATGATGATTATGTTGATACGGTGACACAGGCTCTACGAAGATTTAGAGAGGGTGGTTTTATAACTCACCCAAGTGATTATGAAGATGATGATCCAGTACCAAGAGAGAGGATTTATTACTGATGGCTATGAAACCAACTAACATTGACCGTGCTTTATATAGAGCTCCTGAAACAGATGCTGAAATTATGGATCTACAGGATCAACAAGATGCTTTTTATGAAGTAGATGTAACGACTGATGAAGAAGAACAGGAGCAAGAGTCTGTACAAGTAAGTCCAGAACCAGATGATTTTTTTGGCAATTTAGTAG